CCATCACCATCTGTATCGGTTCCACTTGCACGGTTCTCATTGTCTGGAAAGTTGTCGTCCTGATTTGCGACTCCATCACCATCACTGTCTGCAAGCGGTCCATCTGTGTTGTCGGTATCGAACTCGTTGTCTATACCATCACCATCTGTATCGGTTCCACTTGCACGGTTCTCATTGTCTGGAAAGTTGTCGTCCTGATTTGCGACTCCATCACCATCACTGTCTGCAAGCGGTCCATCTGTGTTGTCGGTATCGAACTCGTCGTCTATACCATCACCATCTGTATCGGTTCCACTTGCACGGTTCTCATTGTCTGGAAAGTTGTCGTTCTGATTAATCACTCCATCACCATCACTGTCTCCAAGTGGACCGCTTGCATCTATAGAGTAGTTTGCGGTAATCGACACACTGCCCTCAGGCATTGTAAATGAGTTATTAATTATTGTCACTCCCCCAGAAACCACTGTCCATCCATCAAACAAATATCCAGAGTTTGGAGTTGCAGATAATGCCACAACATTTCCGGCGGCGGCATATTGACCCCCTCCAATTACGGAGCCTTCATTACTGTTTATATTTACTTTATAAACCTGTATATTAGACTCATTATTTTCTAACTCTTCCGGGGATGTTGTAAACCCAAGCGAATAAACACTCCAACCAATTGGTCCATATACTATGATAGATCCAGTATCAGTCTCTAGCCACGTGTCCCCAATTAATGGTTCAAGTGGTCTAGTTTCGGATGTACACGCCAGAAGCCTACTCATGACCAATATATCACTTCCCTCTGCTTATCAATACAGAACTAGGTCTTAACTTATAGTTTTTATTGTCTATATCTAAGAAGCCTAGGTTTTCGTTAAATACCACACCGTCTTCAGGGTTAGTAATATTTTCTGACGCACAGTTTTCTAAAACCGCACTGCTAGTTGATATGCAGTTGGTTCTAGGATATTTACTATAAAAAATGCAATTCTTGAACACACCATTAATACCTTGAGTTAAGTAATTATGAGCTGATTGGCGATCATTGTGGTCAGCGAATATGGAGTTTTTTATATCAGTATAAGCAGTTTCACCGACATTGAATGAATAAGTTGCTACTCCTGCTGGAATTTCAAATATAGAACCTTTGGCTGTAACCGAAAGAGATCCAATATACTTATGGGATAAGACATGGCAAGAATCAAAAACATAGTGGCACTCTCCACCTAAAGTAAAATGGTCTACTGCTATAAGTTGTATCCCTTTAAGGCGAAGAGTTGGATTTTTCCCAGCAGAATTGATTCTCCACCCGTTATCTGTAAAAATAGCTTGATGGGTGTTTTCTGCTATCATGGTAATATTATTGCCCACATTATCATCTTGCAAAATGGCACTAGTCCATACATATTGGCCATCTTTAAAGACTATTTGATTGCTAGAGCTTTGTGCCGCAGCAAGAAAAGCTTCAGAGTATTCGTTCCAGTAAAATGGATTACCTTCAGTTCCCGCGCCAGCGCCAGTTCCTGATTGCACCCAAATTGTATCGGCTGGGTATTTACTTTTGAAAATTCCACCAATACATGGCGAGTCTGGCCGCAACCTAAAATCTTCATTTTCTGTAGTTAAGTCAACAAATAATGGATCTGCTACGATACAACTGCCACTATCAACATTTGGTGTATGAATAAAATCTGCGGCACTATTGTAATATATATTATCAGTCCAATTTGTGGCCCAAATTCCTGTTTGAGTCTGACCACCAGAGGCAATAACTTGATTTAATGCTGCTATATCTGTGTATACAATACTGTTTTTAAAATAAGAATTGGCATCCATGGTTTGACCAAAGAATGTATTATTCTCATATGTTGGCCTGCGATATCCAGATAAATTAAAAAATGCACAGCTTTCTATTCTATACCTGATGATACCATAACTATGGCCAATCCACTGCATGTCACCACCTGGACTTTTTTGAAGAGGAATGTTGAAAATACAACCCTTTGCATCAAACCATTCGGATGGGGATATAATCAATGCCCCACCAATATTAGCAGTTGATGTAGCAGAAAATATGCATCCCCTCAAAGTAAGGTTTCGAAAACCACCTAAAATACCCCTATTAACATAACTAGTTGTATTGTTAATATGTATGCCAATATTTATGAAATAAAAATCAGAGCCACTAATTGTTGCGTTTGTATCTGTGTTGGCAGGATTATTATAAAGCATTGGCCATGCATTAATGTTATCTAGACTTACAAGCCTTGTGGATTTTGCACTAGACCCTACAAATCGAATACCATTTGGATAGCTGGACTCAAAAGCCATTCCATTCGGACCTTGTCCGCCATTCATTGGGTGGTCACCTGCTTTGAATAAAATATCACAAGAACCAGTATATGCCCTAGCATCAATAGCGCTCTGGTAATTCGAAAATGGATTAGATTCTGTACCAAGTGTACCCATTGAAACAGTTATATTGCCCCTCATATTTTCGTGGCCAGGTACAGTGCATTGATAATAGTATGTATCTGGATATTTGGGCGAAAAAGTAGTTGTCCCGCTCGCTTCAGAGGCTACCTGAATCCCTTGGCTGTTGTAAATTGCAAGAGCGTGCCCACCAGTAGTGTTAGTGAATACCAAGGTGTCCCTGATGTTTGCATTGATTGACGGGTCTGTTCCTGTAGCGTCTCCGCTAAAAGTATAATTGCTACCATCCCCAGCATCAAGAGAGAAAGAATAAGATGCATTGATTTCTGTGTGCGCAGAATCTACCCATAAACCATCTGGGTATTTTTCGTTTAATGGATTGACGGTTGTAATCCCTCCGATCAATGAGGAGGAAGGGCGAAGTTGGAAATCTCTAAATGAAGAACCTAATGGGTTAACGAAAGAAGGTTCAATATTTATAAGATTACCTGTGTTATTGACAACCTGACCAGAGGCATCAAAAAATACATTATTTTCCCATGTTCCTTTGTAAAAGCCACTGCTCGAAGCAAGTGATGTCGAGCCTGCATGGCTTTTAATATAAAATATATTATTTTTAAAAACAGGATTCATTAAACCCTGATTAATTAAACTGCTAAGCAATGGTTGAGCTGTAGTTGATGTTAAAATAACCGTGTTGTTTAGCATTTGAATAGCTTTGTCTGTACTCGCTGAATTGGTAGCTTGCCCAAAAGCTGCATAAAACATACCGTAAGTAGGTAGGGTTTGTTTAATTAAACAATTACTAACTACAGAATTAGCGGGCGGCCACCAATAACCACCACCGATAGATAAAATACATCGATTATAATTAAAACCAACTCTACCTCCATCAGGGTAATTGCTATAACCACTAATCCCAGGACTTCTTACATCTAATCCAACGCATAAAATATTTGCTGGCTTAAAGGCCGATTGACCAATTATTGCTTCATAATCATTCAGGGCCCTTAATGTAGGTCTTCCGTTTTGTGGATAAACCGTCGAACTAAAAGGAAGATAATCATATAAACCATCAGTAAGAATGACCTCATCACCATCCGTTAAACTATCCAGCAAAAAATTACTTTGAATTAAATCAGTCGCCTTATATGGGTCGTCTAAGGTTCCTGAAACCTCCCTCCAGTCAGTAGTATTTGTGTTTGGTGGAGAATTTACATCCCCATCATGATTTGTTAAAGCTTCGTATATTTTACCATTATACGAAACCCTCATGCCAGTTAGCCAGTCAGGGTTTCTTCCGCCCACATCAGAGCCATCCCACTCTCCACCAAAAGATGGAATGGAAGGAAGGCCTCCGTATGTATCGGTATTACTAGATTGCTTTAAATATACTGTCGCCATAATTAGAAATAACCTCCGTCAATTAATAAAGGACTGGGGTTTGATCCTATTGATGGGTTTTGAAATCCCTGCCTAATTGGAAGACCATTCGTTCCAAGCGAATCACTGTCACCATTAATAACAGAGTAAGATTCTCCATCTGTATGTACGAACTCGATATCTGAAGGGCTGTCGCCGTCATCAACTTTAACAGCAATACCTAAAGCAATAGCATTGTTAGCATTAACTTCTTCTTCTCCCCCTACAAGGTGAGCCACCCTATTGCCAGCTGTATCAGTTGTAAATAAAATAAAAGAACTTTCATCAGAATAAATCCTAGTATCAACTGGATTAATTGGGTGCGCGCCAATATCAGTAGCGCCTTTAACTTTAAAATCATTAAATCTATACCAACCAGATGGCAAATCACCCTGACCTGTCGTACCAACAACAAACCTTTCTTGATCCGTTAATAACTTAAATTTTATATCTTGGTCTATACCTGTTAGCACCGAAGCTGTCCCCAGGCCTAATTTATCTGCGGTTAAAATTGTAACTACATTTCCTTCGTCATCTTGGGCTTGAGGTATAGATTCAAAATATAAAGATTCCGGGTTATTTGGGTCTGGTTTAACCGCAGCTTGACCAACCAAGAACCCAGCTTCAGAAACTACAAGTCTACCCTGGTTATCTGAATCCACGCTGGATTGACCAATTTTGATACCACTTGGTAAATTTAATACATCTCCTTCTGCCGATATACTTATGTTTTCTCCAATTTTTAATGAATTATCACTAAGAAATAGGTGTCGAATTTTCTTATCTGCTGAACCGATGTCAAAGTCTGCATTTGTAGCTGGTAACATGTGTCCCGAAAAATTTATACCCCCCTCTACAATAATGGATCCATCTTGCTCTATTGGTTGGTAGTTGTGGCTACTATTAAAATCAGAAATCTGAGAGGTGGTTATACTTAATGCAGCTTGATGTCCAGTCACATCGGATTCAGTAACTGTATAGTCTGTGATATAAGATCCAAGGTCTGATATCTGGCTTTCGCTAATCGTAAGGGCTGCCTCATGTCCAGTCACATCAGATTGTGTTACCACATATCCAGTTAACACCTGATTTCCATCAACATTAACTTCTTCAAAGTTCCCCGTTTTAAAGCCGGCATACCCCCAATGCAAACCAGGCTTACCTATTCCCCCTTCTCCGTCTCCTCTTGGTACTAAATTTCTTGTTGTCATATTTGTCCTCTAATATATTTCATTAATTATAACTACACATTTAAATCAAATTATATCGGATTATCTCTAGGAGAAATATCTCCATTAATATCTTCAAAGTATTGTATGCCAGACTCCTCTGTTTCGTAATCTGATTCTCTTGGTGAATAATCCGTAGAATTAACAGCTTCCCACAACTCTATTGCTGGGCCTTGAGAGTCTATCGAGGCGGTTCTTAATACCAGGTCACCGTCTTGTTCTTTTTCAAACCATTGAACGGAAAGGCTATTTTCAGCTATATTATGAGTTAAATCGTATTGAGCTACCCTCCATCCAGTTTCCTCTTTAATCAGTAAGCTTTTCGTCTCTGTATCAAAAAAAATATCCCCGACACTTGCATTGGTCGGCATATTAGAAGATGCACATGTTTTTATTGTTGTATAGCTCATTATCTTAATGATACACTTAAAGAATATTAGTTACTATCAACAATATACCAAGTTCCATCATAGTATATATATAAATTAGCCGTATCAGTTCCGTATGCCACGGTAGCCTCCCCCGAAGGGTTAGTTGGTTCTGTTGCTAATATTTCTGCCTCAGTTGCTTGAAAGTTAATATTAAAAGGGCCCTGATCTATGTTTTCATAAATATACCATATACCTTCATAATATACATATAGGTTCGAAGTATCTGATCCATATGCTATCACAACCTCACCCGAAGGATTGGTTGGTTCTGTTGATAGTATTTCTTGCTCTGTTGCAACAAAAGATATATTAAAAACACAATCCATCCATTTAGCTGCTATTCGCGACCTATTAATACCGGCATCTATATCCCACAAACCATTACCGCTAACCCATGGAGCATGAACGTTTAATGACATATTGCTATGACCCCATAGGGATGCTCTTCCGCACGGACTAAAACCATCTAAATCTGGTAAATACTTAAAAGCTACAAAACAAGATAATCCACTTAATTGCCTCTGTGTATTACCTCCGGCTAAAAATGGAGATCCCCCACTAACTGTCTGCATATAATCACTCTCTGGGGTCTCTGCACCATCAAACCTAATTGCCGGCAGTCCGTGAAGCTCTGAATAAATTGGGCTATCTACTCCAGCTGGCACATAAAAGCTCGCGCCAGATGATGTTTTATCGGTCCATTCAATTACTTCTCCATTAGATTCAACTATTGAAGTTTCATTATACCACCCAACTAGGGGGCTACCTATATCCGATGGCCTCCAACCGATAACACCTGAAGATTTATACGGATGAGACTCGGGCAGGAATTGTTGCATGGACCATTTATGGGCCAGGTATCCTTCTATTTTTTGCCTGTTTGCATTGCTTACATTTTCATCAATTACAACAATCTCCCCGATCACAGACGACTGATTAAAAGCAACCTCAGCTATCTTCATTCTTGCATTAGTTCCAATAACTATATTTTTATCTCTATCCGTTTCCTCAACTAAAAGGTTTCCATTCTGCCACATTTGCTGTGTCGTGGTTGATTGATCGTAAGTCCAACCACCTATAAAATTAATAAGCCTATCACTAACCTCATCATATATCGCTGTCACAATTACATTGCTAGCAGGCATGATAATTTTATTATCAACAATCTCTACTGGGTTACCTTGCAAGTCAACTGCAGTTATAGAGCTTAAGAAGAAATTGTTTTGCGGATACAATAAGAGTATTACCTCTTGCCCTTCTTTATATAGAGGCTCTGGATATGATGCTTCGGACCCACCAGGACTGTCTACGAAAGTAATACTATATTCATAACCTGCATTTCTATTACTTCCCTCGATCTTATTATATTCAACATCGTATGCATACGATGATCTTGGCGATAACCCAACAACTCTACTAATTTGTTGCTGCTTTTTTACTGCCGGCAAATATGCCAATTCCGTTGACAGAGCTCTGTGCTCACTTGAGTATCTACTTTTTGAGCCCAATCCTATATGCCAGTTTATAACAGTATCTAATAATGTTGTAGAGAAATCTTTATAAGAAAATAATCCTAAATTTTTAACATCATCTGATGCACCAAAATAATAAAAACAATATAATATATTATCTTTTAATATTTTAGGATCCCTTGTTGTTAGTTCTACTGATTCATCCTCTATTGCATCTCCCCATAGATTTCTTTTTAATTTGCCATACCAATTTTTATTTATATATTCTTCTAGGTGCTGATAAAAAACTTCGTCCCTATTTGATCCGTCTCTGAATATTGAGTCAGCATTTGCAGATCCATTAACATCAAATATGGAGTTCCACTCAGTTAGTGTGGTGTTTTTATCCACCAGCCCCCCATAAATTAGCCCGGGTTTTTCATCTAACCTTATACTGCCGACTCCCAGTAAATCTTCCTCGAGATAGTTTCTTTTCAAGTTAAACTTAAATAAAGACCCCTCAAGCTTTGGGGAGAATATCTCGAGAGCCATTAATTCTTTTGAAAAAAGCAATAGAACATTAGCGTGTGTTTCTGACAGCGAAAACCTTTCTTTTAAATACCTGACAGCATAACTCCTTCTCCCTAATGACCCTTGCTGGTTTGTTTTAATCTCTAAGTGGGGGGAGCTCTTATTAGAATCTTCTATGCTTGTTAATTCTACAGGAAACCAATCTCCCTCTGCCGGCCAAGATATATTATAATAGTCGTCAAGTATCAAGAACTCTCCTTTATGATATTCATCTTCGCTTAGAAGGGTAACATCTTGAGTGATTGGCAGCTTATTTGTTACAGTACTTTCTTGAGACAACATTGATACATGCTCGCCAGGCACCCATGCAAGCCCATCAGGATATCCGACCATATCTAACTCTGTTGTACTTAACGGCTTCGACTCGTTAGTAAAAGACCTATGCCTACTTAGCTCAAAAATATAATCAGACTTTGTTGTATACTGCAGTATGCCAGTACCTCCAATATTAAATAAATTAATTTCAGAGTTAGTCGCAGCATCCATAGCTATACTAAAAGATAAATAATCGTTTTGATTATTGCTTGAAGAAATATTTATTTCATTAAATTCCATCTTGTTTATTATAATATCAGATTAGCTCCACCGCCAAAATCGTTAGTCATAGAAAGTATAAACGGATCTATGTGCATACCATGTATTGCAGGGCCGTGAATCATAGCTATAGCTATACCCTGTTTCCAGAATCCTTCAAAAGTTGACGGGCTTCCACCAAAATGAGCAATAAGGGTTGCGTTATATAAAGTCCTCCAAGCTGCCAACTGTCCATCTAGCCAGGTTAATGTTTGGGTACCATCATTATTAAAATCACCATTATTTATTTTTATAAATAACTGAGAATATATAGCCTTATATCCGCTCCCTATGGCATTAATATCAGGCTCTGGTTCAGGCTCTGGTTCAGGCTCCGGTTCAGGCTCTGGTTCAGGCTCCGGTTCTGGTTCAGGCTCTGGTTCAGGCTCTGGATTTGCGGGCTCTATGTCAATTGAATCACAAAAATCTGTAGTATCATAGTCCCCCTCGTCAGCAGCAAATATTGATATAATTGTTTCCTGGCTACTATTTATAAATACGGTTTGGTTTCTTGCATCCAAACTACCCTCTACATTATAAAATAACCCAGTAAAATCATTTCCATCTATAGTTAAAGTTGTATTTTTCGAGCTGTCATATTCTACTATCATAGAATAACCTTGATCATCATAAGTATATATAAATTCCTCGTCCGACAGGGATCCGTTTATTAATTCGTTTACATTATTTTTGCCCTGTATCATCTTGCGCATACCCCCAAGAGCACCAGACATTCCAATATGCCCATATAATTCAGCAATATTCTTCCCCCCGTTAGTTATCACGTCAGAGTATGACAATATAGAAACATCTAGTTTTTGCATAAACTCCAAATCATCACCCCATCCATCTGTATTAAATTGGGCTGGTGGAGTTTTATTTATACAAACATCATTCTCAATGTCTGGGTTAAAGTCACTCAAGTCTGCTGGTATGAAATTATCCCGATTCTCCATCCACTCCCTATCTCCAGGATCTTCGCAAAGAAAGCTTCCTGTCAGTGTAAAGTATGCATCGCAGTCATTTTCATCAGTAGAGCAATTTGATATGGGAAACCCCGGATATATGCTTACTCTTGCCCCGAATACATCTACTGGTAATTCTTGATTGTGTACATCTTGAATTATTCCAGCATTCCCGCTCTCTAATTCTTTTATTAATGGATGAAAAAATGTTGGAATCTTAAAGGAATCGGTCGGATTTAGAGTGATCGGCAACTCTTCTGTATTATCTGCAGTATACATAGAGCCTTGATTCCTGTATTTAGGGTACTCAAACAAGGAAAACCTAACAGGATCACTATTAACAAAACCGGTTATCTCTATTGGAAGAGTGCATGTATTTGTAATCCTTACAAATCTGCCAGAATCCACTATTGTTCTTTTAAAATTACAATCAAATTTAGTTGTAGTGTCAGAGCAACTATTGTCTGTGTATATCTTTAATTCGCTCTCCGTAAAAACAAAGGCGTCGTCTTTTTCTCTTATTATTGGTCCGCATGCAGAAAAATTACTAGTACCTTCTTCGGACAGGCAAATTCCAGAATCTTGAGTTATAAATGCCATATTAATTACTAGCGCTTCGAGATTGAAACCTCTTGGGCCCCCTCTGTGTATAGCTTCCCGATCTATCATCTATGGGTATTTTTGTAAGCTTGAATGAATACCCACCCGCATTTTCTCTACCGTCTCGCCCATTCGCGTAAGCACCGCCATAATATTGCCACGCATACAAAGAGCCGGTGCTTATTGCATCACTATAACAGTTACTATTCCCTAGGCCATAAACCGGTATACTTTTAATATTCGCCATCGCATCCCATATGGGGCAATCCATTTCGCCATATAGTTGTTTTATGCTACTAGGCACAGCGCCAGGGCTCGGAGAGAGATTGGCCCTAGGATTATAAAATATAAAGGGACCCTTAATTCCAGAAAACTGATTGACGCATCCATAGTTTGTGTGATTATAAACATCAACCCGCCATCCGGGAGGAACAATCATTGTGCCAAAATCAACTCCGGACCCGACTCTATGAACCAACCCAAAACCTCCAAGTCCATCCATAAACGATGTAACTGAAGGTATTCCTATGGTATTGTTTCCTAATTTTTGAGAATATGGAGATGGCACTTCATGGACATCATCATCTTTTAAAATTACATAAGAAGACTTCACGGATACATTTCCGTAACCTGGATATTTATAATTAATTCCGGGCGGGTGAGCTGATTGATCGCCGCGCGCATCATCTATCCCAAACGGTATTCCAGCCCCAAACGTCCCCCTGCTATCAGGTATTTGCTCTAAGCTGCACCCAGAGCCATCAGGGCCTCCTACCCAGTTTTTTCCCTGAGGAAAGCTTCCGCTACTCCAGCCTACCGTGAATACTTGAACCGCATGAATCCTTCCGTCTTCATCAATTGGTAAATATTCACTAATTCCATCGCAGTATAACTTAGGCGGCTCCGGCTCAAGCTCTACAGGCTCCGGCTCGGTTACATCATCTAATTTTATAGGGAATTGTATTTCGCCATAACAATCAGATTTCTTTATACTTCCATCGTCTGTGTTAAATACTAATTGTATTTTTTCATTTATGTTGGCTAACCTGTTTACTCTTATCCCAAAAAATAAATCTAAGGACTGCCCCGTTTTCAATTTAGGCAGGTGCGAATAGTCTCCTTGAAAGTTATTTTCTTCGGTTACATTCCCTATGTTATAATCAACTACCTGAAGATCTGTGCTGCCAGTAAATACCCTAACTGGCATTCCCTTTGATGCCACACCTACATTATTTACCCCGCTAGATGGTTTATTTTTCCAGCCTCCGTCAATTAAAACCAATCCGCAGTCTCTATATATTTCATATTTTGTATTAAATGATTTCCACAGAATATTAGAATCTGCTGTTGTTTCATCTGTTAATGCTCTTTTATTATTCGGGTCTCCATAATATTGGCCCCCATTTCCATTCGATGAGTTACCCTCTATTTCTTCGGAATTTAAATATTCTAATTTCTGAAAGCTCCCACTTTTCGGTATTCCACCCTTTAGTCTTTCGGTCGTCCATTTCAGTGGTTCAGCTTCTGACTCAATATTAATTAATGTATTTTTTATTTCAACATCTCTTGGCCCACAATTATGCACAGTAACTGAGAAATAATTTTCATAACCCGACCCTTCACTAATTACCTCTACAGCTTTTATTAAATTTAACAGCCTCTTTAATTCACCTCCCTGGTTACCCGCACTGCTTATTTCAAAATAAAACTCCTTACCCTTGGTTTCCTCCTCGTAATCGTAAACATATTGCGGTAATTTGTTTGACATTTTTCCTGGGACACCTATTCCGACTGACATAAAAATAGTATTCAACCTTTCTTCATACCAATCTGGATTATCTACTCCATTGTCTGGGTTATGGTATAAAGATTTTCCTTCGTCGGATTCCGTCCATTTAAATTCATCCAAGAATCCCTTGATAGTCCCACCGTATCGGCTAATGTGTCCATATTTATCTAGCACCTCATCTCTTGGTCTACGCTTAGCTAGTTCTCTATCGGCCCTCATCGCTCTGCACATCTCTAGTGCCTTGGGACTCCAAGTGTGAGGTATTTTCCCTGAAGTATCATTATCAAAACTTGCATCACCAGCTATGACTCCATCGCTCAGCATAATCATTATTCTGTCGGTCACATACTCGGCCCTTGGGCTATTATACATTTGAGCTAACCCCTTAGCTATGTATTTCGCAAAATACTCGCCTTCATAAAACTGTCCGAAAGATATGGGTATGTTGCCTGCTTTTTTATACGCATTAACTTTATCAAAACCATCCTTGCTTGATGAATCTATAATAGTTCTGTTTTTGGGTCCAACACCCATTACCATTAACCCTATATTCACTCGCTGTTTATCTATCTTTATTTTAAATCTTTCAAAATTATCAACATTAAAACCTTTTGATTTTAAATCTTTATTGATATCGTCTACTGCTGCATCAATCAATGAGTTTCCATCTTCATTAACAGCCCATGGCGGCAAATTATCATCTCCACTTATATCTGTAAACTTGATACTTGGGGCATTTATTTGACCTCCGTAACTATTTGTACCCGGCATTACATAATCATCATGAGCAACAATCATTTTTCGTATTGCATCTATTGACGCATTAAATTTTGATATATTAAAGTTTCCAGAAGGCCCAGACCCACTAATGTTGTAGTAGGTCATGCTGCCCGTAGTATCAACTATAAATATAATATCAACAGCTTTTCTTTTAAGCTGTACCCCAACTTCTCCCCCTTGTAATCTCTTAAATCCGCCACAGGTTGCAGTCTGCAAGACAGAAGAAAATGTACATAATTGATGGGGGGTAATTGGGTCTTCTAAATATGCCGAATAGCATGGGCGGCTCTCATTTTGCCCGATACCAAATACTGAAAATAAATCTTCTTCTTTGGATGTTGCAGACTCTATGAAGGTGGCAGTTATTTTGTGGTTATTCTTATAAGATACCTCATGGTCCCAACTAGGACAAAAGAATATTGACATTCTTGGTTTCGATAATGTGGTTTCATGAGATTCGTCGGTTAGATAGGGCCTAGGCATAGAAAACCTAAACTTCTTGCAACCTAAATGACTCTCTAAAAATTGCAATATTTCTAACGCCTCTTCATCATCTCTTTGATCGAATACAACAGTAAACTTTGATAAATTTTGATTGATTTGTTTTTTATATTTTTTGTTATAGTATTTTACAAAACTAGACTGAACAGTATCAGGGGAATTATTGAGTTCAAATGATAAGCTTGGCTTTTGCTCAAACGATCTAACCTCTAACCATGGAAACTTTGGTATCCTGTCTGGATTTTCCAAGTATATACTGTGCCTGCCTCTTACCGCTGGAACTAGTATATAAAAATCATCTGTAGCATTTAAAGTAAAATCAGAAAGCGGAGTAACAATAATTTCCTTAGAATCTTTTGTGATCTCGGAGTCAATCTGAATCTTTCGATAATTTTTTAACATTACCACTCTTTTCTTGGGCACTCCAGTAACAGGGTCAAGAGTTTCTGGCGGTATAATATCTAACCCAGGAGGAAACAAAACCTTGCTAGTCAAGCAATCTTCTGGGCACCTCTCTAGGTGTTTAATATTAATTGTTTGCGGAGATGCATCAGAGCCTGATTCTAATATCGGACCGAATATATAATTTCTGTCATCTATTTTATGAACTATTTTAGTTAACCCAACAGAAAAGATTGAGTCTTCTTCTGGGATTTCTATATAAACACAGTCCCCTAACTCAATAGATTGATCTTGATTAAAAATTATCTGCGCCTCTGTATCCGAGACTTTAATTATATCTGAAGCCCCATCTAGTGTCTCTGTTGGGTCTTCTTCATCTCCAGACTCCAGTGAGAATGTATTTAACTTTAATTGCTCTCCTTTTGTAAATTTTGTTTCTGCATCAATAAATACAGGTACCAGCACATCAAGTCTGTAATTGTAACCAGCATGACTATCAACACTCTTTAAACTACTTTCAGTATTACATACAAACTTAGCACTAACAACATTATTGTTTCTATATAAAATTGAGTGTGAAAAATCAGTACAAGTAAAATGTAAATCTTTTCTATATGGGTGGGTATAAACAAACCTAAAAGAAGATACATCTCCAGACAATAATCGGTCTCCCCTGTAATCTATTCCAAATATAGACTCGTAAGCAAAATGCTTTTCCTGCAAGAAGTGCATGATCGCCTTAGCCTCTTTATCTGTTCTATTGTTGAAACTTACATCTATTTCTAGGGGCAAAGAATTTATAGCTAAATTATTTACATAATCAGAACCTTCTCCAAGATCAAGATTTTCATTGGTTGCTACAAAATTACTTTTCGATCCATAAGAGGGCCTCCATTCAAAGTCTTGAGTCCAGTATCCAGTATCGTGCCACAGCTCCGACCCAGGATGGTTCTGTATTGATGAATCATGATCTTGGGCGCAATAAAAAAACGGGCTTGTACTTGTCGCGCTAATTCTATCAAACTCAAATCCGCCAGATTTTAATCCATATATAAATACGAACACTTGGCCGAGCCTCGCACCTTCAGGTATATCCTTTGATCTAATGTCTAAATATGCAGTATAATATTCATCGTGGCTTAATTCGGCCTGGGCTAAAAGCCTATAAGTATTCCTTCTGTCACTAGGATTTAATTTATTAAAATTTTCATCATAAAACTGTATCGCCACCCCAACACCTATAGAGTTTATTGGGTCGACAGCGCCATTAGTTTCTGTTAAAAATGTTTTATAATTATCTATTAATTCAGAATCTTTTGTGGCTTTTTTTATCATCGCCTTGGTTGAGTAGTCCCACCTTGGATTAACTGGGAAGTAGCCCCCGTAAGACAGCTCTCTTTCCTCTGATTCAGTATCTATAGACATATCGGGTACAGTACCCCCTTTTGCTGAAATAGAAGTGATTATTCCTCGACCAAAAACATCATCATCTTCTGAGTAAACAACAAGCCTTGTCGACGTTATTGTTTGGCCTGAGCTAATTTGTGTTATCCTAGCCCTTATATCGTCATAAGGTTGATCAAATTGAGTTGACACATATGGATTAAAAGGCTGACTCGCCTTAACCCCAAGTCTTTGCGGGTCAGGATAAAACCCTCCGTCTGGCTCAAAATATTGATGTGTTAAATCTGTCCCAGTATATGACAACAATTGATTAGATGCATCTACTAATACCTCTCCATCAGAATTAATATATTCCAATAATAAATTATTATAATTACTTGAATTGATTTCTTGTTTTAGCCATTCATATTCATTATCTATTTCTAATATTGATGTATATTTAGATGATTCCGTACTATGATAGAAGAGCATGTAGTCTTCTGGATTGCTAGTCTTCTGAGATAGATTTGTATACTTTAATTCGTTTGGTTGCCATGCCCCCCAGCCTTCTCCTGGCGCTTCATTCATTACGGATTTCCATGTACTACCATCGGTTTTTATTGGGTCTTGAGGCGGTACATAAAAGTCATCTATATTAGTCAAGTTGTCTATTTTGACGATATCATTTTTTGAGTAACTAACCCCACGCTTCCAGCTTTGTGCAGAAATATCCATTTATCTATAAGATTGTCTCACCGTGGCTCTTCCTCGAAGGAATCCTCCCTCTGAAACAGATAGTGCATCTTCATCTTTTACACCGTACTGCTCTAATTCTGCCGGAACGACATCTGGTAGTACTAGGTTTCCTGCTAATTTAAATTCATTTAGCTTACCATAATTATTGTCTGTAAATTCTTCCTCAAAGCCAATATCTGAAAGTAGAATAGTAATGTCAGCTCGCTGACCAGTAATTTTGAGAAATGGGTCCAATTTTTCTCCCTCTATGGATATCGTTATGTCTATTTCGTTTTTAGTCACACGGGTTGGTAGCTCTCCGTCATCATCCATGAACCCGCTAATGGGTACATTGAGTTCTGGGTATCTATTTGCGCTAATATTATAACTGAAACTCAAGGGGTATTCGATGCCAATACCGTTGGCGCCATAAACTTTTGTATTCATGGCATGGGGTACGGTATACTGCCTTTTTCTCACACAGGGCATATCTTCTAATACATATTCAGACCACCCTTCATTATACTCCATTTTACCATAAACGTCTAAATCAATATTAGCTTCAATTACATTAAATGGTTCAGCATTAAATGATAGTTCTTTTAAGTATGCATGATTGAATTTATAATCTCCTATTGACCCAGTTATTCTTTTCTCGTTTATCTGTGGATATATGTTTGGGTCTGCGAGGCCTGTTAGATCAGCAAAAGAATGAAGGTTACCGGTGTTCATGTAATAACTAATACTCAACCTACCTCTAATCTCTCCGTTGGCTGAATAATTCCTAATTATATCGACTTCTCCATACGGAACATCCCTATGCAAATCAAGTATCGTATCTCCTGTGGACTTAACATTGATATGATAATCTCCCGGGTAAAGATCCTTGGATAAGTATAGCGACTGGCCTCCTGGATAAGATATTTTCTGCCCGCTTTTTATAATCTCTATTGATTCAGGCACCTTTATGCCCGGGCCAGAAGTTGGGCCTAATAAAAACTCAGCCTCCTCTTCTCCCTGAAATGTGACATCTTGATTTTGAAGGGCAAAGGATATATTGTAATCCTCTAGAAATTTCTTTGCTTCCAACGGTTGGTTTGCTGATATCGAAGCATCTGTAGCTAGCACCATAATAGGCTCTTGGCCTTCTTCGGCCAATAACACGGGTACATCTTCATATCTGTAAAAAGGTTTTCCCATGATTATACTACTGGACGTTTTTCTTTGTAGGTGTGATCTTCTGGCAATAAATCTACAAAACCCCACTTGTGAGCTAAATACCCTTGAGTTCTGAATATTTCACTATCAGGAATAAAGCCACGAATAACCACATTCTCCGCTATGAATCCATTGATAGTAGCTTCCATTTCATTCATAACTGAACCAATGGAAAAAGCTTCTACTTGATTGAGTCCTAAAGAACCTTCAATCATTACAGATCTTCCATTTATATCTAAATATGAATTATCTCCATCAATTAAAACTGTTATTATAAATTCTTCTACTCTAATAGTGTCTGGGCTAGACGAAGCACTCTGATAGCTTTCTTTTATTCCTCCGTCAACAATATCATCTCCTTTGCTTTTTATTGACCCAGTTTCTTCTAGTATTCCATCCGGCCTTCTGGTTTGAGTCGATACTTTTATATTGTTTGTATCTAATCTCTCTATCAGAAGCCTATCAAATTCTTGCTGGAAATCAACACCCAGTGTATCCACCAACACAGCCCGCTTATCCATATCCTTAAACTGACCAGCTATAAAGACATAATAAGGTTCTCCCCTGTTTATATTAATATCTGTAGTAGTTAAAATACTTTTACCATAAAAATTAATAGCAGGTTTTTTATTAAATATATATTGAGTGAACCTTGGATCAAAACCCCCGCTTGAAGATTCTAATACGGCATCATTGGGACCCTTGCTCCTCCATCCCTTTACAGCATACCCATCTAGATTTAGATAGTTTTTATCTAAAGCATCATTCCATAAGGTTGGTCTCAAAAACGAAGGGCTCCACATTGCTTCGGTAAAATTGCTATTTGTAAAATCTTTAGAGTGAGGTAGTTTTCCCCTTTTATTATAATAAGATTTATACTGAAGATTTACAGTCAATCTTCCATCTACAGAAGATGAAACAGATTCTCCAATAAGCCTAGCTTGCTCTATAGTATAATATTGAATTGGATCCCCAAAGCAGTCATTAATCTTTATAGCAATATCTTCTACAGTGGGTGTGAACATATACTTTCTAAGGCTTTGATATTTGTATTCATCTACTTCAAGGGTAAACGAAGTGTCTGTAATGATTGGCCAATTAACATCGACCTGAGCAGCATATGCTGACCCAACAACATATATTGGCTCTATGCCTACATTAATTGAATGGTTAAATGCCACAACTCTATCTGTCTCTGAGCCTGCACATTTTATGCTTATCGACCCTTGGTCGGGAACTCTTATTTCTGGGAAAGGATTGTCGCCCTTAGCATTATACTCTGGTTTGTTATAATATGAATCTTCCAGTATATAAGCAAATCCATTTTCATCGAGTACGGAAAATTGATCGTTTTCTTTGTCAACGAAATTCGGGGAACCACCTATGTCCCCAAACACCCTTATACTTGTCGATGTTGACGGAACCTGGCCTATTGCACATGACACCGTATGGCTAGTAATGTAACCACTATGGAACCCAAAATACTCATGGCCATGGTGCAAGCTTCCAGTAAAGGGAGTGTCGCCCAAAAATTGTATAAAAAAATCTTCACTTACTAGTGTTGAATTTATTGAGAAATTGCCTTCTAGTGGGGCATTTAATACCGCCATTGATTTGGGATTAGGACACCTCCTAGGTTTGTCTTCAGGGCAACTAAGAACATCTTCTTGCAATAAATCAAAAAAACCATGCTCTTGAATCACGAAGCCGTAGCAACTATCTTCTGGTTTATTTTCAATTTCTATTTTAGGTTCTGGTGGATAATAATCTTCTCCAACTAACCCCCAGCCTAATACATTAATTGGCTTTTCTTGTATAGAGTATGAGCCCTCAACACTCTGGATGCCAGACATTTGAGTTCCATTAATAAAAAATTTCTGCTCGTGAGCTAAGAATGCTTGCTTCATCCGCTAAGCTCTCCACCTATTCGCTTCTCCTCTCGAATAACTTCGAGTACCTTTGTCTTGATCTTCATGGCAAGTTGTTGTTCTTGCTCGTATGTTCCTTGTGTCCCTTCGGTGGAAACCTTTTCATTTCCGGATTTGTCAATTGTTACATTGACATTTATATTGTTTGTTACTTCTGTATTTTGATTTGTCGCAGCAGTTTCTGTTTGGTTCGCTTGCGTTCCTTCTAGTAGAGAGCTGATCCTGTTCTCTACTACAGGGGCAGGTTTTGCTCCTGATGTTGTCTGTGGGGTAGAAATGGAAGAGCTAGGAGAGCTTGCTGTACCCACTATGCCTCCCTTATAGTACCCTTTCTCTGCCTTACGGAATCCGTCTGGATTTTGCATTGCAAACCTCATCATGTTTGGATTGTCGCGAAGCAACTTATCTGTAGAGCTTCTTCTTATGATAAAATCCCCTTCGCTTAGTCCAACTGGGCCCACATTGTCCACACCTCCCGGTCCGTCAATGATAGGAATTGATCCAGTGCGATTCATTTTATTTAAATTGTCATAGCCTATACGCCTTGCAATTGGTGCTGGTATAAAAGATTCTCCTGCAGTCAACATGGCTGGAATTTCTCCACCGGAAAATACTTCTAATGGTTTGCCCCTGTCTATCCCTGTGCCGGGCCTGGTGGGATCTGACCACATTTCCATTTTACCCATTTGAGTGCTATTTATCTTGTTTTGCAAATCTTGAGCGGTAGCGCCTCTAAAATTAGGATTATTTGCTGCTGTCTTTTTCTGAGCAATATGCCAGCTTCCATACTTCTTTCCACCCCTGAGTCTAAACTCGAAATTACTCATTTCATTGCCTTTTGCATTGGATGCAAAATCGCTAGAATACATTTTGCCATTATACTCTAGTGGATTCCCAGACTCTATACTTTTTGCTACATCTTTATAATTAACATCGTGCAATCCAGCTTTTCTTGCGGCTTTAAATGCTTCAGAGTGTTTCCCTAATCCACTGTGGCCAAGAGCTACATTTTTTCCTTTTTCTATAAGCGAATTGATCGGTCCTTTGGCTACTTCAAGGGCCTGCGAGACCGCAAAAGATGCCACGGTTCCTACAATCGATCCAATCCTAGACATTCTTTCACTAACTTTTCTATTTTTCTGAGCCACACGATATGAAGCTACATCCAATAAATGCCCTCGATACTCTTCCATAACTGGATCTTTAGCTAGAAGCTTCCCGCTTGATCTAGGGTCTCCTCTTGAAATTGAAAGTGTGGAATCCAAGTTCAAATTCTTAAACTTGTTCATGTCAAATTCGGGCGGCTTTTCTTTATCTAAATCCTTGTTTTGCATTTTCTTGGCGACATACCTCGAAGCTTCCTGCATCGCAAGTGCCTGAACTAGTCCACTCGCTCCAGCTTTAACTCTTTGTGCAGTCCCGCCCTCTTCAAAGTGTTGCAACATGCCGCCATCTTTTAATGCTTTTGCAGCCTTTTTAGGTACTACAAATTCGCCCGCAGTAAGCATGGCCGGAACTTTATCGACCCCGGGTTCGCCCTCAACAAATCCACCCTTTGCAAATTTTTGTATTTTACCGCCGAAGAAATGTTCAGGCATGTAACCATGCCTTGGTCCGTTTGGCACCGGTATAGCCTCAAGGGCATATGTTAATTTTTGTCCAAATTGTTCGACAGTGCCAACTACAGAATTAAGACTCCGAGACATTCCGGTTGCAGCCTTGTCTATATTTTCATATCCAAAATCTCGCACATTAGACTCGTACTGAGGAGTGTTATTCATTTTTGCTTGAATCTGAGCAATCGCAGGTTCCTGTGTATTCTGATATCCATGGTATGTGGTTGGGACATCAGGCACTTCTTGGTTTTGTCTGTTAACTTGATTATTAGCATCCTCTGCAGCTTGCCTATCTTTGGCGGCTTTCACCATGGCTGCAGTTCTTTCTGCGGCTTCTTTTCCTAGTTTCACAGCTTGTTCTTCGGTTGCTGCTGATTGAATTTCAGCGGCTCTTTTTGTGTTTGGATCTGAGAGCGAGACATTATTAGGGTTCGCTCCTGTTTTTGTCACACCAATATCTGCCCTGCTCGCAGCTTGCTCTCCAACTATTCTTTGCTGATCCTCTACAGACATTCTTAGTGCATCAAGCGAGCCAATCAGCTGAGTATTTGCATCAATTAAATGATTATTGGATCCAGCTATTTTCTCGGCCTCAGAAAGTGCATTCTCCCCAGTAAATGCAAATGTTAAATTTTTAATAATCTGATCGATGTTGTGTTCCATCATACGGTCAAGCAAAACATCCGCCAATCCTAAACCAAAGTCAGACCATGCCTCTTTGGCACTCTTTGCTCCACTTCCGATATCTTTAAAGAGTTGCTTCATGCCGCTTCGGGTTTGATCTAGTCCTATGTCAACTAAATCAGCCCCAAGATTTTTGGCGGCCACATCCATCTCTGCAATTTTCGTACGCATTCTATCAAATGCACGCGATCCTTTTTGTAATTGTTTGTTTGTTTCTTCTAGCGACTGAGAGAAGGCCAGGGCATCTTCTGGGCTGCCAGTTATCGTTGCCCTCATGGCGGCTTCTCTTGTTCCTCTAATTCCAGTGGCCCTTTCTGTTGCAATATCCGAACCAACACTCAATCTTAATTCTTGCTCGCTTACCGCCGCTTTTCTTATCGCATTCTCTAACCCGATTAATTTATTAGAAGATTCTTGCAATTCATTAGCTTGCTGTAGTAATCTTCCTTGTTCACCCATTGCACTTAATACTAATGCTTTTTCGGCATTAATTAAAGCAGACGACTGAGCAGAAGTAATTTCTTCTTGAATTTGTAAATCTGCTTGTTTTTTTAGCTCTTCAGATCCTGCTAACAATTTTAATTTAGTAAGATTATTTCTGGCGGTTGTTTCTAGGGTAGTGGTCTCTTCTTTTATTTGTGACCCAATTAATGCTTCACGAGTTATATTGTAGCTTAAATATTCATTTCGGAAAGCTGCATCTTTGGCGGCTGCACCGGCAGAAATAACTTCGGTTTGCATTTTAGCTCGTTGAATAATCTTAAACTCTTCAGTATCCCGAAGTATATTTTCTTGAACTTGTAATTGCTTGAGAGATAATAGTGCAGCTTCTGCATCTGTACGGTTTTTATTTATTTGTGTTTCGTAGGCTTTGTCATCAAGGACGCCGCTCTCCATGATCTTTTTAAGGCTATCTTTTCTAAAATGATTAATGACAGCCAGAGTGTCAACTTCGCCCTGTAAGTTTTTAACCATGGATTCTGCGGGGCTCTTTTGCTCAGCAAAAATCATAGCCAGTTCCCTAGCTCCCTTAACTGTTTTTTGTTTTATTAAATTTAAAGCCTTTTCGCTTTCTAATCCAGCCCTTGCTACTTTAGCAGTTGTTTCAGCTGTTTGCTTAGATCTTCTAAGACTATCACTAGTTTTCTTGGCTACCTCTATGTCTTCTGCCTTCATAGTAGTAAGCTCCATATGATGTTTTGCCAAAAGCACAGACATTGCTAAAATTGAATTTTGATTATCTCCATATTTTGCGGTAAGCTTATTTATAATTTCTTGATTATCTGTATGATCTTTAACCTCTTTCCCTAATTCCTTAAAGAATGTATTTAGATCTTGAATTTGGCCTTTATCTAATCCGCCCAATGAATCGCTAACTTCGGCAATCATCTGAGGATTTAATCCTTTTTGAATTGCATTTTTGAGTTCAGCAACGCCAGCTTGAGCATCTTTAGCATCGCTATTAAATCGAGAGCTTAAAGCGGTAATGTTTACATATTTTTTACGAATAGCCTCAAGGCTACTTAATGCATCTTGATTAGCTTTTAATTTATCTGATTCAAGTTTTTCAGTTATTGCTGCACCATCTAGGGCTGCTTTATTCTGTATAGCGGCAGAGCGACTAATCATTTCATATTCACTCTGTAAATCAATCAAGCTACTATTAATCTTTCTTTTAGACTGAGTAATAATATTATCTAATTTATTTTGATGAATTATTTCTTCTCTTTGTTTTTTATAGTTAGCTACTATTTTAGTATATTCAGACAGTAGTCCAGCCTTAGCTTGTTGGGCTTTTTTGGTATCCTCGCGCTCTCTTTCTGATACTTTTATTTGTTCATTTAATGCATTAATGAAAAACTTTTTCTTTTCTGCAGTTTCTAAATCTAAAGACTCTAGTCCGGAAATTCCTTGAATATTTCCTGCTGCTAGGTTTTTCTTGATCTGTCCTTTTTTCTCAGGACCAAGGTCTACCGCTATTTCTGCAATTTTATTCGCTAAAAAGTTGAGTTCTTCTTTTAAGTCATCGCTAGGAGCGCGTCCTTCAAACATTCCGAATTCGTCTCCTGTTTTCTTACCGAAATCTTTAATGGCTGTAGCGAAAGCCATTTGAACCGCTTCTTGTTTTGCTATTTTCTCGAGCACACGGACCAATGCTTCTGTGCCTTTAACTTCTCCAGACTTGGCCTTGTTAACTTCATTTATTAAATCCTTATTCTTGAGATTGGCCGTGTCGACTTGTGCAAGTTTAGACTGTAAACTAGTCTGCTGCTTGATTTCTTTTATTCTTAGACTAATTAGTTCCTTTTCTTGCTTTAATGTTCTGCCCGCCCCAATAATTTCGAGTTTAGACATTTTGTCCCTAGTCGAGAAAAGACCGTTTGCCGCATCTAGAGCAGACTGTGTTTTCTCTGCAGATTCAGCAAGTTTCTCTAATTTTTCCGCAGCTCTATCGGAATTAGATTTGAAGTGTTCAAATATATCTACATCAAAGTATTTTAAAGTTTCATTTAATATAGTGAATCCGGTAATAAGTTGGCCTACTACAGGAGCAAACCTCATCAAGCCTTTACCGAATTTCATTACAGAGTTGATCGCCTTGCCTATTCCAGCGCCTTTTCCTCGACCCGCCCCACCAGCACCCGCTCCACCAGTAATCTTTCCTAACATGCCACCTATTCCCACTTGATCCTTTGGCGCTATATCTGCCATGTCTGTGAGTTGATCAGCAAATTCTTTAGTGGCAATCATGGTAGACATTACAGTACTAACGCCCATACCAAGTTCAGCTATCTTTTTTGTTGTCTCTCCCCCCGTTTCTGCAAACTCCTGCAAAAATCCATTTGCCATACTAATACTTGATTGAAGGTAAAACAGTTTTTGCAGCCCCTCCATATTTGAATGGGTATGCTTATCTACCTCTTCCTTATTATCCTTTAAGGAATTAGTGCTCGATTCTACTTGATTTTCAAAATCTTTAAACTTCTGACCCGCCGGGCCTCCAGCCACACCACCGACTACAAAGTTAGGCATAAACCCTCCAGCTGCACCATGACTCTTAGGATCTAGCCCCATGCTTTTTGCCCGCCTGATTCCTTGCCCAACCCCAGCAGGCTCATCTCTCGTATTAGTAACAGCAAGACCCATTGGATTTCCGGGGCCTTTTAATTGATTACTTTGTTCAATTTTTATATTGCTTGCTGGAATTCCGGCGGCCTTTTCTCTCTCTACCGCTTCTGCTAATGGGTCTGCAAAGTTAGGAACAAAACCACCAGATAATATTCTATAATCTTCTGGATATTTTTTTAAATCCTGAAGAGTTTTTCTGTCGTAAAATTTAGACAAAAATTGAAGCATAGTCTGTCCGGGCTTGAACTGAGTCTCACCTCCTGCAAACTCCTTTAAATATTCTTGGTGCATCAAGTTTTTTGACTTGATTGTTTTCTTCTTAAAAGGAGTGGTATTATCAAAAGGAATTATATCTGCAAAGTTTGGAATGAGGCCGCTTGATGCATCACTAAAGTAACCTAAACTTCTGCCGCTGTTATACTTTTCAACCTTGTCTTTAAGGTTTTTAATAAAAATACCATTTAAATCAATCGTGCCCTTTCTGTCTTGAATCGCAGATCTTGACGCATAATGTTTAGCACCCTCCCTCCCCATAGATGGGCCGCCAAGACCCTTTAGGTCTTTACTTGCCTTTGCTTTAAACCCTTGAGTTTGTTTATTTATTTTTGCAATCTCTTGTGGGTTGGTGTCCGTATGGTTTTGTAAATAATTAGCAAAATCTGTTAAAGTAAAATCATCTCCCCTAAGACCCCAGCCATTTGGACCTTTAGACCATTTGATAAATTTTTGCCAGTAATGAAAGTTTGGGACGAAACCATCGTGGGATAATCCATCGCTAAGTTCCTCTGAGGAAGGAATTGCAGACCCTCGCCCTAGACCATACAAAATTTGTTTTTGCTTGTCTGGAACCTTAAGGTAATCCCTCATATATGAAAAGTTTATATTAGTATACGGATCAATTTCTCTCAGTACCCCTGGCAATCTTCCGCGAATATCTACAGGCCTTATAGATTCACTAACAAATTTAATGCCACGCCTTGAAGAATTACCTATCATATCCGCAAAAGGAAATGCCCCAAAATCTATCGTGGAAGGCCTTCTTCCTGGCCGACTTGTAATGTCCATTATTTTATTATCAACTTGCTTTTTAGTTTCTATGGAATTGGCTAATTTTTTAAATATACTTTCTGCCCCATGACCTTTGGGATTACTCGTGAATATAGGATCCCCATGATCGTATACCCCATCAATATCAAATAACTCTTTGTTTCTTTTATTAAAGTATGATGGGTCAATATTTTCAATATCAATCGCTTGAGGGCCTTTCATGAAAGGCCTATCAAAGGCTTGTTCTGAAATTAGTTTCTCAAAGGCATCTCCTCTGATATATTGAGCGGGTCTACCTTTTCCTTCACGTTTGTTTACGCCACCAGGAAGTCCCTTAACTAAATTAACATACTCATTATATTTTTTATCGCCTAAAATTGTTTTTGCACTTTTCCCCATACTTTGATTTGGGTTTGCGGAGGCATTCAGGATTTGGTTATTTTCATCAAACTCATTGATTAAACTTGCCCTACTGTCATATGATCCATTTTTTAAATTATTTAATATTTCATGATAATCATATTTTGCTGACTTACCGCTTTTACTTTCCAAGCTGCGAAAAAAGCTCCACATTTCATCAAATTTTTCTTTTAATTGATTTTTTGCCTCCTTATTGTAGGGATTGGTATGGTTAATAGGAGGGAAGATATTGTCTGGCCTTTTTACTCCTATCTTTTCAAAGTCTGCACGCTCTTTTATCGAGGCTTTTTTTCTAACAAATTCCCGATAAATCGACTTCCAATCTTTTTTAGAAAAACTAGGCACAAATCCCCCACTCATGCCCCACATATCCACATCAGCTTCAGAAAATTCTCCACCCTTGCCTGAACCCTTGATCCCCAGCTTACCTGCTAATTTTTGTGCTTCTTTTAAATTCTTTCCTTGTAATCCTTTTCCTCCGCTTATTTTATTTGCAGACATCCAATCGCTTAATTCGCGATCAGAAGCCATCCTTAAACTTTTTGATATTATATTTGCCGCACTTAATTTTCCGCTCTTTACCTCATGAGCCCCACCAGGACCAATGATATCTACAGGATAACTCTGTACTCCTTTTTTGGTTTTTGGGTCGTATGTTAATTGATTCCCGCCAACTTCTTTATTTAATAAATTAAGAGCCTTTCTTTCTGCAAATTGATCCTGACTAAGCTTGCCTTGCCCTCTTCGGCCCGGAACTGGAGGTCTTACATTGAACATTCTTTCAATTGAATGAACACCGGCCCCAGATAATGCACTGAATGCTTCAAATAATGTTTCTTTGCCTGATATCTTTTGCTTTCCGCTATCTGAAGACATAATAATATCTTTTAGACTTGCGGACATTTTCAAGGGCTGGCCGCTAGCAAACAGCTTTTCAATCTCTTTATAATTCACTCCAGTTGCGCGGGCTATATCCATTGAGCCCCCAAACAGTCCAAGCCTGGACTTATCCATGACCAACTTGTTGCCCATAACTGAAGCAAAATTAGGAACAAATCCTCCGCTCGCATATGGGTTAAAGCCGTGTTTTTCTTGAAATGCTTTTTGATATACCCCACCCGCCCTACTACTCTCTGGTGGCATAATCGCAGGTTGCTTCATACCCGGAAATTGCTTAACTGTTTCAGCCTTATTGTAAACTATATCTCCCATCCCCTGTACATGCATCGAATCAACAGGTCCCGCACTGTATCCACCCATTGCAGCCCCTCTTCTTTCTTTCCTCCTTGATGCTTCTGGAACCAGCCCTCCTGATGCCCCAAGGTCTGGGGATATTCCTTTTGCGACCAAAGGCCCAGCTAGAGACTGAGCAATTCTTCTTTGTTGCTCCATAGCACTTGTCTGAGCTTCTATGATACCCAGCATGAATTTTTCTTGAGCTAATCGATCTCCCTCTAAATTGTTTAAAGATTGCTGAATATTATGGTTCCTAGATAATGCATCCACAATAGAATCTTCCATCTGTTTTATTCTATCTTTTTGGCTAACTACTCCAAGTACATCTTTCATTGAGTTTGAAGCAAACTTGGCGATATTCATAAATAATTTTATAAATATAGCACCAAATGCGATTGCCGCAGGACCCGATACGACATTTCCAATGCCCCTAACTAACCCTTTACCAAAAGTACTACCCTCTTCTTCTCCTCCTCCTAGGGCTCCTCGTATCTCTTGGATTCTTTCGTTTACAAACTCAAGAGCGTCTGCCATTTGCGGGCCGATAGCTAGTTGCCCTATAGTTGCTGCTAATTCTTGAAGGTTTGTGCCGGCTTGACTCGCTAATGCAGAAACCGTCTTGTTTAATAATTCATTTTTCCTGGCAGCTTCTCCGGATGCATCTGCAGATATTTTAGTGGCTTGAGCATGTAAACTATTTTCTTTTGAGAGATCTTTTAATGTCGCCCTAAACACATTGGCTTGAAATATTCCTGCGGAAAATTGCACAACATTAGATTGTTGCGATTGAGTTAATTTATCAAAGGTTTTCGCCATATTAAGCAAAACTTTATCTGCAGGCAAAATTGCCCCGCTCAAGTCTCTTACAACTATTCCCATTTGCTCTAATTGATTTAAGGCTTCTGGTCGTTGTATTCTGGTGAAAATAGTTTTCAAACTGTTACCAATAACCGCGCCACCTCTAGCTGTAGTTTGTTGAAGAGCCGCAACAATACCAACAAGGCTATCAAACTCGACACCAGCATCAATTGCAACAGCACCGGCGCGCTGTAAGGCATTAATTAAATCCTCAGAACTAACTGCAAAGTTAACATCTACCGCTGATAATTTATCAATAATATCAGTCGTAGTCAATCCGGCATCCCCGAATGCATTAACCGCCGCTGTTAATCCAGCTACAGCATCTGCAGCCTTCAGGCTCGTTAACCTGGTGAGTATCAAAGCATCATTGGTTCGCTTTATGACTTCTTCTGTGGATAAACCTTGCCTGGAAAACTCTAGTGCAGCTTCCGCCGCAACATTAAAACCCTGAGCAGTATTCCTCGCTGCATCAAACAGTCCCTCCCCGAAGGATCTTATCTGGGAGTTTGATAAGCTTAATACCACATTAATATCAGCAAGGGTTTTCTCGAATGCTACAGCCTCTGTAACCAAACTTTTGAAAGCACTGCTTATCCCGTCAAGGATCGCAACCGATGCACCAAAAGCTATAACACGAGCATTTGAAGCTTCTAAAGATTTCGTAAACTCATTCGCAGATGCGTTGATTCTACCAAGTGGCTGTGTAAAGCTTTTTTCATTAACACTAAACCCTACATTCTTGCCGCTAATTTTATTAACAACCTTGTTGATTTCATTGGTGGCACGATCCAGGCTACGCTTAACACCCTGGGTGTTAACGCTTAGATCAATATCTGCTCTTATTCCTGCCATTTTTCCTTATACCTTATAATAAAACCTTAAAAGGTTATTACACTTAAAATTTTTACATTTAAACTACATTAATCCATGTTTATTATTTCCCTGTCATCGTCTGGGCCTCCGTGGCAAGTTGCTGGTTTATTATTGCCATATGTACCGCTAGCAAAAAGACCTTCCCTTGCACTCATTTCAAAAGAAAAATTACAATCAACCGTTCCGTAGTCCCCGATTCCTTGACTCAAAGAATATCCATCCAGTCTAGCATTATCTATTCTGAATTTCATCGCTTTTTGTCTTTCATATTCTGGAAAGCAGTGAAACGAGCATTCATTGGTCAATTCGATCTCAATTTCATACTCAGTGTCCCCGCAAAATATATCAATAAACCTACCACTTTCAAATGTGCTAGACAATAAAGACATGGACAATGTACCGAGCTGTGGGTACTTTAATTTACTAGCATACATATGCATAGACTCGAAGCCTTCAAGGTCTTCCCTCTCGAAAGGTATATTAACATTAAAAGATTGAATATTAGCAGAGCTTTCAAAACAAGAATCTCCATCAGATTCAGTATTTAGTGTTGGACCCCCTATATTTAAATTTTTTATTTTTAAATTTATTCCATGCGGGGGTATGGCAGTAGCTGCTGACTTGTATAGTTTTGGCCTAAAGGTAAGGGCGGGAAATCCTATTTTATCTAACGGTGTTCCTTTATTTATTAAATCTAGGGACGGGTTCCTAATTGCACCTATTTTTTGGTATTCTAAATCTTTATCTAACTGTATCTCACTTCCGTCTTGGAATAAAATAAAATCTACATCATCTTGATCTCCTTGCAATAATAAGTTGCCTAATATTTCTGTTATTTTTTCCCAGTAGAATCCTCCGCCCGCATCCATGCAGTCATAATTAAAATCGGAAGCCGTAAATGAAACCGAGGCTTTTGCTATATCTCCAACTGATGCCGAGAATGAATAGCTTGATATATAGCCATTACCTATACCTAGCACATTAGTGCCTTCTAAACCCAACTCTCTTTTATCGTATGCAGTCAAATCATGCCCTTCGTCACCTAGAACAAAAAACATGGATTTATTTTCTTTTAAATTATTGTATATAGTTCCACTATCCTGTACATTTAAATTGTATGCAGCGCCCTCTTCGTCGTACTTTACACTGGGCCCTAATATATTCAAGCCCAATAGGCTTTCTTCGTAACCGTCTGTCAGCAAGTAATCAAAACTAACATTTATTGAGCCATGTTTAACCATGGTTCTTGCGACATAATGATCGCTCCCAATTTGCTTGATATTTTCTCTATTAGTTTCTACTGAAAACTGAAAAGATTGAAGCTTGTTAAAAAAACTGACTTCGGTTTTTGCGACATCATCCTCCCTGCTGCTATCAGAAACTGAATCCGCAAGGAAAAGCCCTACCGAATTGTACCTGATAACATTTCTGGTTTTTGCCATATATATAAATACACCACAGCCCGAAAACTGTGGTGTATTATTGTTAAATAATTTTTAGTTTAATTATGCTCGATATCCAAACAGGTATCCACTTATAGCATCTTCGGTGCTACCATTAAGCCCTGTCCATGCTGGGGGGAGTCCGTTGTTACCCTCGGTTGATTCTTTGCCGTATAGAAACAATCCATTATGTAGGTCATCTGCTCCACCAATTTGAGTGGTAAATGTAAGGTCGACGGTTTTATTGTCACCAAGGCTGCTGCTGTAGTTTTCAGATTCTAAGCGAGCACCCTTAAGAGTAAATCCCATGGCTTTAGTTCCTTGCTTTACTGTGCAGTCGTCGCACTGAGGATCGTAGATGTCAAGTGAAACATTATACTCTTCACAGGAGCATAGAAAGTCGATCAAGTTATCTTCTTTCATGTCCGCGACTAATGCAGAAACACTCATGGTTACGGTCAACGGAAGATCCATCGCCTTAGAGAATCCAAATGTTGAGCCAAGTCTTTGAAGAGTAGTTCTTCCCATTGGAACAGAAATACTTGCGGACTGTACATGGGCACTTCCTACTAAAGGTTGGTTTTGAGCTCCAGATACTGCTTTGTGCATAAGGGATGCATTTTGTAAATTAACAACTACATCTCCTGGACGTAACGCTGCAACATCTTGTCCACAACCTTCGTAACCACTTGTAGTTGCAGGAAGCGAATAAAGTCCAGTACATCCATTTGCGCCTTTAGCAACTCTGTTGCCTTGCGCATCTTTATCCCATGCATTACTTGTTTTTGAACCATCCTTCATGTCCATGGCGGGGACATCATTACCGGTAGTTCCCAGGTCGCTCTTGATGTTCATTCCTTCAACAGTTACACTGGCAGTCGGAATTGATCCTACAGATACATCTACGCTGTAGTCGGTTATATATCCATTACCAAGAGAGATTACGGACTTTCTGTCTTCTTTACCTTCTTCGTGTATATTAGTGTCTCCATTTACAGCATCTCTTGCTTCTGGAGTTGTTAGTATAAAGAAGTTATTTCCAGCTTGGTATAGTTCTGGAGATAATGCTCCACTCAATGTATTAGTCTCACCATCTGTGACAAACTCGAGCAAGCGCTCGTTCCTACCATCCACTAAATAATAAGAAAAATCTAAATTAACAGTTGGTGACTCAACTACGATTGAGTCAAGACGAGCTGCATGACCAAATTGGTTAATGTCCTGACGATTAACGGTGAAACCATAATTCGCACTTTGAACACGTTCTAATTGCTGTATAATACTTCCATGGGCTTTTGCAAATGCAGGGTTATCTCCCTTAGCATTCCACTCTGGCCAGGCATCTCCTTCGGCCCATCCAGCCAATTGTCCATTATTGGTCTTGGTTGGTGAATCTACTGTTCCACCAAATACTTGAGATGAGTCAACCGGAGGGGTTGCAAGTCCAAATGGACCGCTTCCTATTCCCTCAATTGGGCTATCAGCTTTTGCTCCTGTAAAATGATACCCAGTGGAGTCGGGGCTAATAAATAACGCTTCTGATTGATAAATTACTCGATTTCTATGTACGGCCATGGTTTTTTTCTCCTTTTTATTTAAAAATAAGTGTTTGGTTATTATTACATCTTTATAATGTATATGGGAAATATTTTTTTAGGCCCTAGGGAACCTTGATTGACTGATATCAAAATCCACAAAGCCTAAATATAATCCTGGATTTATTTTTTTTGATAATTTGTCGTTAATTTTAGAGGATCTCGTATCTTCTATGAACATTAACGGTTCGCATTTCGTGTTATTTCTAACTTGCTCTCCATAACTGTAAGATCCTGTCTTGAGATCCCCATATTCATTAAAAGGATGACTATTGTAGCCTATGTTTTTTATTGCTAAATTATATGCATCTGTGCACAAAGACATTATTCCATCCAATTGATATAGGTCTTCAGCAAAAAATATCACCCTATAGTTTAATGTGGTTAAGTCTTCCCCGCCAAAGGCAAAGGGTTCGTTATGAGACCTCTCCATAGAAACAAACGCTGCCGGAGAAACTTTCTCATAAGGAAGAATCCCGGTGTTTTCAAGAAACTCCGGGGTGGTCCTACTGTTTACATTGTATTTATTTTCAATAACAATGTTTTCTTCTGTGTCATCTGCGAGATATATGTTTATATCCTTAACGGAAAATTCTGCCTCTACATTTAATTTATTGTAATTTTCTCCAAAATGTCTTCCCTCAAACAATACTCTGCCGTTATCAAAATCAATAATTAATCCGCTTTGGCCTCTACCGCAAAAATTATACACTCCATCGCCTGTGTCAACATAAACTCCTGTTGGAATAACTGCCCCCTCTATATCACTATTGTAAACCCATTGCTTGTAAGGACTATTGTAAGATATGTATCCGTTTTGGTCATCTTCGGGATAGGAAGGTAACCTTTCATCCTCATGGTAGTAGAGGCTGTCAAAATGGTTTGAAAAAGCCTCTCCCTTACAGGTTAAATACTGGTCTAACCATAATGCAAAACTAGTATTGGCTTCATGTTGAAATTGAGGCTTCATGGTATTATTTGGATAATTTAATAAATTCTTTTTGCCACTTATTGATAAATCTCGATATGTATGGAGTATTAGAGAATCTACCTGGCCTTAGTCTACTACTTGATTGTATTCCTGCTCCGGACCTACTAAATGTAGAATTTGTCTTCATGTACTGGCCCAATCCAGATAATCCAGTCTCAATTCCTTTCGCCCAACTGATGCCATTCGCCCATGGCAGGGGCGTTACAGCAAAAATATCTTTTGAGCTTGGCATTTCTATCCTTATTCTGGTTGTACCCCTCGAGCTCAAGCCTGTAAACTTAATGTCTGTTTTTTGTAGCAAATCAATGATTGGCGATACGGGGCTCGATCCACTCTCAAACCCTATAAAACTAAATAGGTTTCCGTACCCTCCTAATGTACCACTAGTATTGCTTGCTCGTGGCCCTGCTAATAGCTCCCTGGTTATAGGTAGGTTTAAAAACTCTTGAATCATTATTTTTTTTTGTTCTTCAAACTTCTTGTATATAAGTTTCCCGGATTTGTCTTTTAAATTATTTTTTAATTTAGCTGCATTTGCTCTTTTGGACATGGATGACTTTACTTCTTTGTCCAGCTCTCTTTGGTTAACTTTGAATCTTACTTTCATTAATCTGTTGGTCTTAAGTAGTAAGTAAAGAATTTGGGACTAAACAATCCATGCTTTTTTACATCCGTAACCTTAAACATAAGGCGGCCATCAATCTCTATACGTTTAGCATCCTTAAGGTAATCGTGGCCTTCTGCATCTAGTTTTATTCTCACTTCTCCTATGTCGTGACTAACTTTTATTTGAGCCCCAACATCGGCGTCGTATGAAACTTCGCTCTGTTTGTCCATGTACATTATCCTTGCTTTTATGGCTTTAAACTGAGTTTTATTAAGTACTTGCTTTACCCCCCTTACATTATTATATAAATAATTAAAATTAGGATCTGTGCTTATTATTATTTTTTTTGATTCCTTATAGGCAAATATTGATCTAGCAAAAGTATCATGCATGTTTTGCATAACTGATTCAAGTATCTCTTTTTCTTCTGAATTAAAATAAGATGGCATATTAAATATCTATTACACATATCCAGTTAATTCATTGGAAAAAATATTCATATATATTACTATAGTTAAATGACACCAGACGAACTTGTTAATTCTGCTTACTCGAAAAATACAAAAATTTTGTTTAAATCTTTTTTGGTTTTAATTGAAGACTTGCATAAAGACCATTCGATCAATTTCGAGAAGCTTAAAAAAGTCTTACCCCCAGAGTATCACCCATTAATAAATCAGGCCGATTACTTTGATAATCAAAAGTTACAGTACTTGAGGAAAAAGATACTAGACATGGGTAATGAAACAATAAGAGAAACAGAAAGCAGTTTTGAAAATTTTACTATAAGTTTTAAGTTTTAATTTTATTATAAATAAACAAAGGTATAAGGAATATATATGAATAAAAAAGTGATCTATCAATTTAAAATCGCCAAAAGCGAAGAGGTTGAAAAAGAAGAAGTTTCTGAAGTAAAAAACAAAGAAACTGGCGAGGTGGAAAAAATCACCAAAACTAAAAAAGTTAAGCAAGATACTCCGTATGATATTATCATACATGAGCCATCTCGCAGGCAAGTGGAAGATGCTGATATGGAATTCAGTATTGAAATGAGTAGGTGCATCAAAAAAGGCATACTCACGAAGGCTATGCTTGCTAAGAAATATAGCGATAGTGGAGGTCTCTTAAGCGAAGAAGACTCCAGCCGACTAATTCGCCTTTATCAAGAATTAAATGAAATTAATAATTCCCTTGGTCGTCTTTTAGATAAAAAGCAAAAAAACGAAAAAGAAAAATCTAGAGAGGCCGAGCTGTCTAAATCTTTTGCTTCTACCAGGAAAGAGATTGTAGATCTTGAGACCGCATACCAGAATGTTTTTAATCATACGGCGGATACTAAAGCTCAAAACAAAGTTATTTTATGGTATCTGTTAAATCTTTCTCATTACCAGGCAGAGGGCGGAGAGGTTTTACCCTTATTTCCAGGACAGAACGCGGAAGAAAAAGAAGAGTCATACTACGAAATGGACGAAGGTGGCAATGATATTTTTGATCTATCGAGAGATAAGTTAATGACATTCATTAGTTTTTGGTATTTCAGTCAAAATCCAACTGAGAAAGAGTTCCAAGATCTAGAGTCAGATATTGATTCAGGTAATTTGTGATGGGTGGATTCCCGCAATTACAGAAAAATATTTAAAGAAATCTCTGAGGGTTTTTCTTCCTATTTTATAGGGGAAGAAAGAAGATACATAAAGCATCAGTCATTTCATGATGTTGTAGATTTTGACGACATCTATGACATGCACCTAGAGAGAGCTCAAAAAAAAGGCCTACCTACTGAGGCGGAGATCTTTGAAGAGCTTAAAAAAGATGAAGTGTGGACCGAAAAAGATGATGCTGAAATCGAAAAGCAATCTTTTTATGTTGATAGCTTGATTAAGAATAAAAAGAATATATATCTTAAAAGTGCCCTTAATCAAATAAATAAACAGATCGCTGAAGCTGAAGAGAAATTATCCCGCATTCAGTCGAAAAAACAAGATCTCGTATCTAATAGTGCCGACAAGTATGCATTGAGTCGAGCGAATGACTTCTATATAGTCAATAGCTTTTACAAGGATAAGGGATTACAAGAAAAACTATACTCAGAAAAGGAATTTGAATATGCCTCCACGACGGAAGTCTCTAACCTTGTAGTGACATATAATGAGTTTCATAAGACTTTCTCTGATAACAATATAAAGCATTTAGCAATCCAAGATTTTTATAAATCCTATTACAGTTTCATAGAAAACTTGACTGATTTTTTTGGGAAGCCCGTGATCGAATTAACTAACTTCCAGTTAAATTTAACACTTTATACAAAGATATTTAAAAATATATTTGAGCAGTATAGCGAAGACATGCCTGAAAGGATTAAAAATGACCCAGACGGCTTATTGGATTTTGCAAACTCATCGGAAAGTAGAGAGAAAATTAAGCAGGAAATATCTAAAGATTCTGGCGCATCTACTATTGTTGGGGCAACAAAAGAAGACATGGATGAATTAGGGCTATCTCAACCGAAGCAGGGGAGAACCCTAGAGGATTTAGCTAAAGAAAAAGGAGGTTCTCTGTCAATGAAAGATTTAATGAACCTTAGTGGGGCTTAGTTATATTTCCCTGAAATAATAACGTCTCTTTCTGGCATAATGAATATGCCCTCGCTAGTTATGCTCAGGTTATTAGGCTCAATTCCCGACCAGTACTCAAATCCATAATCAGGCTTTGGGCCGACTTGTATTTCTTCTCCTGGTATGAATGGTGGATATGGATAGATTACTTCTCCTTTGTCTTCAGTAAAATCAATATTAAATGCGACCCTGTAGTCATTTACCAAATCTATACCGGTAAACCCGGAAGGATCGATGCCGGAAGGATCAATACCGGAAGGATCGATGCCGGAAGGATCAATACCGGAAGGATCAATACCGGAAGGATCAATACCGGAAGGATCAATACCGGAAGGATCGATACCGGAAGGATCGATACCGGAAGGATCGATACCGGAAGGATCGATGCCGGAAGGATCGATACCGGAAGGATCAATACCGGAAGGATCGATACCGGAAGGATCGATGCCGGAAGGATCAATACCGGAAGGATCAATACCCGTAGGACTAACTCCAGTCCCTGTTGGAGAATATCCTGAATAGGGTGTGTGAGTGGCTGGGTTGCATAATAAATAATCTATATCCGGAGCATCTTTTCCAGCCACCTGTCTTGGTACAGCTCCATACATATTATATGTATATGCTAAGTCTTTAATTTTTTGTTCAGACTCTGCAGCCAAAGCTTTAAAGTTTTTGCTTAAATCTAATTTGTTGGTAAATAATCCGGGGATTGCCGACACCGGTCTTTTTATAGTCGTGTCGCCTTCTCTAAGTTCTGTCCAACTTGATGCTGCTGATGCATCCATTCCGGAAAGGGTGCTATTATAACTACCTCTTAATATTTTCCTGGCTTGTTTTGTGTTGTAGTCTCTTAGGTATATTTCCTCAAGTATGGTTTTTTCTTCACACCCTAGATTTATGTCTCCTGTGCAACAAAAATTTTGATTTAATAATATATTAAGCTCTCCAATCTTAGAGACTAAAGAGCCTGATATATTTAGCAGTTCAGCTTGCTGTTCGGCATGGTCCTCTATGAAGTCAAATTCATATTTTAATATACCACTAGCTAGCTCACCAATTTGATTAAATGAATACATGTAATTAAGTACACGTGAAACAAATTATTGATTTAAAATCTTTAGAATATCTTTTTCTTTTTGAGAGCCGGGCTCTACCATTGGCTTCGTAACTTGAATTGATTTTAACGCTCCTTGTCCTTGTTGCTTATATGCTTTAATTAATTTAGACTTGAGTGTAACTTTTGTTCCTGATGGAAAGACCCCTGCGCTTACTGCTAATTCTTGCATTTGAGCTAATTGCATATTAGCTAAACTTGCCTCGAATTCTTCAATTGTGTTGGTCGCGAAAGCATTTTTTTGCTTTCTACCAATCATATGCTCTAGGCTTCTTGCATAACTAGCTTCTTCCTGTATGTGGTTTTTTCCATCACTGAATTCTTGTATTTTCTTAGATGTCTTCTTTACGGGCTTTTTCGCATTTACATTTTTTTTATTTTTCATAATTTACCTTTCTCCTTTAGTCTATATATATATGATAATGTTTATAAACAAAAAATCCACCGCTATGGGTGGATTCTTTGAAGTCCTCTTAGAGGCGCTCTTATTATAGAGTGATTCCTGTAAGAACTCTGTTGTCGAGAATCATGCGACCCTCTTCCATGGAACCGTAGTATCCAATTTTTTGTTGACGAACGCTGTATTGGTCGTCAGCAAGAAGGCTAAGCTCGGATCCGCTTTCTGCATCAAGAGCAATAGCGCGGAACAAAGATTCACGGCCACGGTCAAGACCGATAACCAAATCGCTGTCAGTACGAGTGCTAAGTGCATTCCAGGTAGCAAGGAATTTTTGAGCAGTACCATTAGTAGTTCCAAGCTCATTGATTTCCATGATGCTAATTCCGTAGAATTCAGGAATTCCTCCGTTACTGTAAATAGAATTGCGCATTTCGTCGGTTGCTGGAATAGCATTACCAGCTCCAGGTCCCGCTACAGTATTGATTGGGTTGTAAGCCATAGCACGAAGACCTTCTACTGCCTCAGGAGACATAATCAAGTCGGTAACACCTTTAGTGCGTCCACCTTCTGGGGCTCCGCCGGTCCATGCTGTGTTAATGCGCTTTGCAAGAGTCAATAACTTATTGAAATCGTCAAGGATTAAGTTAGCTCCGTTTGCATCAATCAAGTGGTCTTGTCCGTTAGTTTGAGCATCGGCCAAAGATCCAAGGATCAAGTTAGCAGATGTATCTTCTTGGCGAAGCAAGATTTCTTGAGCAATACGTGTAAAAGTCTTTCCGATTACATCCATGCGAGATTTAGCAGCATAACGTTTGTCAAAGTCAACAGCACTATCAAGGCGATAGGTGTTAAACTTCATTTCAGAAACGGTAGGTGTTACGGTGTTGGTGGGCAATCCGCCAGGAACTGTGGTGCTGTAAACCTTAACATAGTCTGGAGCAGTTACATCATAGTAAAGGTCCAAGGGAATGCTAGGGCTATCCATCTCGTTGAATTGAAAGCTTGTGAAAAGATTGCTTAAAGTAGGAGCTTGATTGATAACTTCGGACAATACTGGTCCGATGAATTCAGCCAATGCTTGCTGAGCTTCGTAAGCGACATCTCTGTTACGAGAGGCCATGGCTTTTACAAGTTCTACTTGTTCTTCTGTTCTCTTAAGTGTGATTTTCATGTTTTTTTGTGTCCTCTCTTGACTTACAGATTAAAGATCAATTTTGATGATATAGTATGCTCCAGTGGAACCATCTCCAGCAAATTGGTCAGCTGATTGAGGATCGTAGACATCTCCACGGTTTCCTACTCCAAGACATTTTCCAACAACTGTGTTTCCACTGCCGCCTTCTGCTCGGAACTTTCCTCCGGCCCCCAATGAGACTAAATCTCCCACTGAAGGCTCGTTGCCTGCAATGACTGCGCTTGCTGCGACTGTTATAATACCTTTAGTAAGTACTGGTACAACTTCGCCTGGAAGTACAGCTTGAAGCTCGAGTGCTTTTTGACGATAGTAAAGAAGTTTTTCTCCATTTTCGTCGAATGCTAAAGTTTGATTCAAGGTAACACCAAGAACAATGTCGGTTCCGCTTGCTACTTCAAATTTTGGAGCGGCTTCAGGGTTAACGTTACGTCCTACATGAGGGTAACCGGTTTCGCCAAGATAAGCATTAAGCTCTGTGGATCCCTGCCCGTCACTTCCGTAACCTGCTGGTTCTCCAGCTGCCCAACTGCCATCAGTAACCTTTACTAAGGTACCTGCATCGTGAGCTCCTGAAGCTGCGTGAGTAAAGCCACTTAAAGTAGCACCACTTACATCTAGTGAAAACAAATTCACTACGAAGTGTTCGTTGTATTGTCTGAATGGTAGTAGTCTATTAGCCATTTTTTATGTCCTCTTTTTAGTATTGAATTTGTACACTGTCTTTAGAGAAAGATTTTTTAAACTTTTCCCTTAAAGAAATTTCTTCTTCGATTGATTCGCTATTATTATTTGCAACCGCTTCTTCTTCAGTTTCTGCGGATTCAATAACTTCTTCTGCGGCTGCCTCTGTTTCTTCAGGGGTTTCTACCTCAGTTTCGGTTTCGTTAGCGAGAGATGCAAGACGTTTTTGAACCTCTTCTTCAATCTTTTCATTAAAAATCTTTTCTTGCTCTTCTTTAAAAGCTTTTGTCTTATGTTTCCATACTACATTTAACTTTTCTTTGTATTGAGCGTAAGCCTCTTCGGATGAATCAAGGTCTTTAAGCTCTGAAGCCAAAAGAACTCTGTCTTCATCTTCTAACAAGAATTCACTATCAATTTCGGTCATTCTTTCGGTGAACCGCTCAGATTCTTGTTGGGCGGCCACTTCAGCTTTGATAGTAGCAAGCTCTTCACTAACTTCGGAAAGCTTTACTTTCATATCTTCAAGATCTTGATCGGAAACTTCTTGAGCTTTAGCAAGCTCTTCTTTTTCCTTTTGAAGGTCTTCTTTTTCTTGCTGCCATTTTTCGCTCTTGTCGATAATAGCATCATGAAATACTTTAGTAATATTAGCAATAGCTTCTTCAGACAATTTCTTGGAAGAAGCTTGAGCTTCGAGGGTTTCGGTTACTTGATTTAGAATTTCTTTGTCCATAATGTGCTTTAGTTTATGATTCTTGTTAATGATTACATTGCCTTTATGTAAATGGGAACTTTTTTCTTGTAAAAAATTATTTTTTATTTTCAATACTTCTATCGATGCCTCAGTTTCTTTATCGTCTTCATTTTCTGGTTCATCTTCTGTTAATAAAACCACACCCTTGACATCAGCCGCAGGGTTAGATGTAAAGCCTATACCTATCGGGTAAATATCTCCAACTATTAATCTATGAACTTCTTCGCCTTTGTCGGTTCTGCCATTACCCCCATATGCTTTAAGAAATTTTGAATATTCGTCTCTTTGCTCTCTTGGGATAATTGTTGCCTCTTCTAAATTTTCACTACCTACCGCAATAACATAATCGTTAAATCCAATTTCCCAGCTTGCAGATACGGTCTGGTAAAGCTCGCTTTCCTTGTCTGTTGATTTCTCGACCAGTTCCGCAAACTCTGGGTTAACTGTTTTATATACTACGGCAGAGAGAGCTATATTAAATGGCTTTTCAGTTAATGAAGCATCTTCAGTCGCCAAAACTTCGTTGCTTCCATAAGCTGACAATGATGCACCTACAATATGGCCCACTACCTTTTGTTTTTGATGTTCAATATTCGTGGGTTTATGAATAAAATAATCCTTGATAGCCAATGCCGTGGCGGTATCTATACCGTCGCCGTTTTTATTAAACCTGTTAGCTACAGCCGCATTAAAAGCAACCCCCACCAAGTCTATATTCTTTTCAAAGTCAATATTTTCTGGAGCCAGCTCTTTCAGTGAATCAAGTGATGCAGAACTTATTAGTTGATCACCATCGTTATGTTGTATAGCTATACTCTCTTCAAAACTAGTTATATATTTATATGGAAGCATGATATTTTTTTTTAATTAAAAATGATACTTTATATAGATACACTTATTTTTTATTTTTTTTACTATGATATAATATAGCCGCAGGATAAGATACTATTTTATGCTCTTCTCCAACTTCTAATACTTCAGGCATAATATTTAAATGTTCTATATTATTAAAATCTTTAATGCATTCGCTTGCCTTGCTTTTCCAGCAGTCCATATTGGAAGACATGACGATACTTTCAGAAAGACTCTCTATCATTGTTTTATGGTTTTTAGACAAACGCTTCTTGTCGTATGCTTTCTTGAGTTCAGATTCCATATGTTTACCCAAATCTTCAATGGCATATATAACGGACTGTATGTCGGCTCTACTGTATGAATCTTCTTTTGCGAGCAAATTGTTTGTTTTTGTTTTTGTACCAGCGGGTCTTCCTGTTTCTTGTTGGGTGGATTGCTGTGGCTGGCTTTGATCGAGCTCCTGACCCTCTGGCAAAATAGGCTGAGCGACACTTAGAGGAGTGTAAAAACCTTTTTCTCTTTGTTCTACGAATTTTTCTTGAGCAGTCTTCAAGTCAGAAGGGTTGGGGTAAATGCCTTGCTTGAGAGCAGTCATTCCTTGCTCTGGGGTTATGATGCCCATTTCGATAAGCCTAGAAGTTACTCTATTCATTTGCACTTCATCTTTGATATCTATCTCCACAAACTTTGCCTTAGGGTAGTTCTTGAATCCCATGGCTTTGCAAACCTCTTTTATTTGCGGCTGTAAAATGTCATTGAGGAATGTATTCCTTGCCTCCTTTAGTCTCTCAAGAAATATTTGAGCTTTAACTTGGGTGCTGGAGTAGTTTTCTTTGCCTACGATAATATTCTGCAAGCCTTCCTTGATATCTTCATTGACTATATCATATTTATCGGACCCAAGAACTTTGTTTAGATCAGGAATTACAAATTCCGCCTTTGTGGTATAGTCTGCTATTAATGCTCTGCCTATGCTTTCATTTTGAAATAAATTTTGCATGGCTTTCAAGTTGTTTGGGTTTATTCCTCCTTTGTCAGGAGTGTTGCCCATTGTCACTAGTAATATAACATTCTCGATAGTTCGAGTAATTGCTTGGTCTACTTTCTTAAGTTCCATCTTCCAATTTATATCGTCAAGAACCGGAAATCCAAAGGGAGTAGCAAACGGCTCGTAGTCTTGTTTTTTGTAAAAAGAGAATATAAGCTTGGATGGATCTAGACTAATTAAAACTCCTTCTTGGTTAAACTGGCTTCCATTAATTGCTTTTTTGGCATCTTCAGGAAGGGCATCAAATACTTCCTGGTCGTACTCTGTTTGGGGGTGCTTAAGCTTTTGAATATCGTATTCACTTAATATTTTCTTATATACTCCATCTTGAGCATCAAAAGATAATACCCTATCAGCTACAAAATCATAAGGATTCAAGAATACATACTTAACTGGAATTTTCCTATTAGGTAATACTTCTTTTTCAGCAGCATATACTTTGTTTAATTTTACTAAGTCTTCTGGAGTGAACTTAGCATTTAACTTATACATAAATACATTGCCGGACCTATAATATTCTCTAAAATACTGATCTTTAAGTTTCCATATTTCTATTCTATCCATCCATTTCTCTATAAAGTTTCTTGCTTTCTCGGATCCCCCTTCTAGGTATACGTCAGAATTTGAGAACTCAGACATTACATCGATGGCATTTCTAAAGATCGCTATATTTGCATAAGCTTTTTGGCATAGCAATATTGAGGATCGAGGACTAATATAATTCTTTTCATTGCTGTAAGAAAGTGGACAGTCTTCTATATTCTTATATTTATTTTGTTTTTGATTTGTCGAAATATAGTTTCGTCTTGTTCTTGTTCCGTCTTCACATCCAGGTTGGTTTACATTCCTACTGCAGGATGCCTCTGCATAATATGCTTCCCCAGCACTTGAAGGTTTTACTTCCTCATTGTTTAATGGCAGGGGGTTCTGGCTTTCTCCGGCCCCATTTGCAGTATTAAAATTGTTCCAATAATCCGACTTTTTTACATATTTTCTTGGCATATTTAATAGTACACCAAAGTTATTGAAAGTCTACTTTAAAGTTAAAAGTTGACTTTCTATTTTAAATCATCATCGGAGCAAATGTCGCAGCGGTTGGGTCTGCTTTTGCCATCGTAAAGTCATAGTAAGTCTTAATCATCCAGTTGCCTAATACTAGTGCAGAATAAGAATCTTTTCTTGTCTTTCCTGGGCCTGTTTGACGTCTCAAGTTACTGGGCAGTCCAAATGTTTGAGTTCCCTGTGTAGAAGAAGATACCTGTATTAATGCACATTGGTTTTTTGTATAATTAACCATATCATACTGGTGGTCAAGGAAATCTATAATCTTAGAGGCGCCAGCATTTTTTAAAACTTCTTTTTGGTTTGGCAGGAATGTTAAGTTGTCAATAGGTACCTTTGCTTTTACTTGTTGATGGTAACTCTCATCCAATGCCCGGCAGCCAAATGATATTCTCTTATGGTCAAAATTAGCCTGTAACAATTCGTTTGCTCTTCGAATCCAGTCGGATGTGGCTTTCCTTAATACACATATTCTTTTGTCCTTGATATTGTATTGATTTTTGGCCTGCAATAAAACATCTTGATATTTCTCTAAGTCATCAAAGTTAGCTGTAATCTCGCTAATATTAATACCGCTTTTATTAAACTGCTCGCTAGCATTTGCGGCCTGCATAAACTGAACACCCCCACCATAGTCACCAACAATTGCTACTATATTAAAGTGTGTTAATAAATAATGAAAATAATTAATATGATCTTGCATTTTTAAACCAGGCATCGCATAGCTATGAACCAATGTTCCAGTCTGGGTATTATCATTTAGTTTAAACACATGTATAGCAAAGTCATCAGAGCTTTCTGATTCTGCCCAACTAGGGTCAAAAGCAAGCAAGTATTTAGAGTCTCTATCTCCAGATATTTCTAGGTGAGGGCCTTCTCCATCCTTCACGGTACATTCAGCCATCGTAGAGGTCTTAAAATACCCAGAACTATCGTCAGTAAATACAGCATTAAATTCCCTATCAAATTGAGACTGACTCATGGTTTGCTTTGATTGATTAATCAAGTTTTGATCATAAAGAGCTTTTGGAGCTACATCATAGCTAAAATGCATAATAACCCTCTTAGAAGTATCTAAGCTTTTGTCAGGCATGCCATTTAATATTAAATCTTCAAAAGTTTCATATACTTTATATAAGTATTCGAATTTATAACTAGCAGAAGATAAAGCTATTAATTTATTGTTTGGCCATTGATATCTGTCTTCCTCTTTCATTTTGCCTTGAGCTATAAGGTCATCTTCAAGCTTTCTAACCTTTTCACGCTCGGTAGGGTTTTGAACAACACTTAAGAACGGCAAGATAACTTCGTTATATATATGCTCAGGCATTAAAAGAAACTCGTCAATAATAATCCTATGAAACCTAAAACCTCGAAGCTTTGATCCGTCACCCAATGGTAATGCAATAATTCTGGACTCCCCAATCTCTAATGTCCATTGATCATTCTTTTTAGATTTTTTTGTTATGCATTGTGCTAAAAACTGGGCCTCTGGTTTATTGGCAATGTCTTCGATTTTTTCAAATATCATTTTTGACTGCCTGAAAGTAGCCGCCATAATACCTATTTGGACTCCTTGATTAAATATAGCATCGAGAAATGCATATATGGCAGTACTGAAAGACTTAGACATACCCCGACTCCATATGCCCAGGAAATAATCCGTTTCAAGCATTGATTTAATTGCAAGGTGCTGAAATGGAAATAAATCCACCCCAGCGATAAGGTTGGTAGTAAAGGTTATATTTTCTCGCAAGAAATTATGTAAATGATACTTGGCATCTTTCTCTTCAAGATGCCCTGTTATTTTAAGTAGCTCCTCATTTACATTCGGAGTATTTTTCTTAATTAAGTATTTACCTTCTTCCCAGGACATGATTATCGATAAAGTATTGGAGGTCTGTTTCCCATAGTTTCTTTCCGTAGACTAATAACTTAGGTATGATGTTTTGAGATTCGATTCGGGCATCTGCGACATACTTTTCGTATGCCGGCTCAAATATCTTTTTTCTCATTACCCACATTTTTTTACTAATTTTACTGGCACGGTCTTCGTTTTTGACTTTTTTTAAATTAATTAATAAATCATTTAATTCATTATATTCATTATAAAAGTCAGAGTCGAGCTGGTCAAATAAATTTTTACCATTTTTACCAGTAAATATAAATTGACAACGACCAGCATATTCGTGAGACAATACTCTCATGTTATGCCAAATAAAAGACAAGTTAGATCTAGAACCAAATAATATATTATTATTTATAATTGATTCTATAGAGCCTTCTACAACAACAAATAAAAAAGCATCAAAGTGTTTTGCACGGTCAAGTTCTCGTTTGAATCGTTCGAAGCCCGTGGTTAATGTGCTCTTGAAGTCGCTTTCATCCTTTCGATCAACATAAGTATAGTTATAATAAGGGTCACCCACGGCATAATCACCAAAGTCTAACTTCAAGCTTGTACTTTTCTTAAACTCTAATGGTTTTCGCTCACGAGTATCAATCATAATCTTTACATCATCCAGTTCTGGATTAGAAACAAAAAAGTCTTTCATTAACCCCTTGGGATATAAAGGAGGAACTCCAGCTTCTTCACAGGCCTTAGAATAAGACCCGAAATACTCTCTAAACATATCAATAGAAGGCATCTTATTGAGACATAATTCAAGATGCGGAGGGGCAAACTTCAGTTCTTTGCCCGTTACACGGGCTTTGAGCTGTTTCAGCATCAAACCCCGAACTTCTTCAATTTTAGCATTTTTAGCCCAACTTATAAAATTATTTATATTTTTAAAGTCTCTATTAAAGTAATCAGTAAAGTCTTTAAACTCTAATAGTTCTCCTGTATGCTTATCTCTCTTCTGATATACTTGTATATAGTATTCTGGTATTGTAAGCTTATGTACTCTGGACACATGAGAGTGAAGGCCTTGCTTGTTCTTGCAGGCCTTACCGCATATCTTACAGGTTAGGGACATAGTTTATTCGCTACAAGCCCAAACACTTAATAGGAGTAGGCCCCAGAAATTAGGCCGATTCCTGGGCAGCTTCTGCTTGAGACTTCTCTTGTGCTTCGAGTTCAGTAAGAATCTTGCCTTTGGTTTCGTCGTCTAATTCCTCAAACTTAGCTTCCGCTTCTTTAATGCAGTAAAACTTCGCTGCATGGATAAGTCCATTAAGGTTTAGTGACTGAAAAGTCGCATTAGCAAGAGATTGAATAATTTTTTGGTTTTGGTCTTCTGTGGTCATAATTTAAAATTTACATTACCTGTGTCTAATGATTTATCTTCAGGTTCTTTAACTTTTTTATAGATTACTTGTTCTGTGTCCACTTTTCCGCCGACATCTTTCTCTATTAAGTTATTGGGGTTAATGATTTGCTTTAAGGCCTTTATGATAACAAAGTCTTTTTCGTTTACGGGTACAAAGTCTTTTTCGTTTTCGAAAATCTCTTTAATTTGACTATATTCAAAATCACCTATTAATAATTCAATTTTTTTCATACTGCATCGTTTTTTGATATTCCTAATATTCTTGCTTTCCAGCTTTCCATATTATCAAGTCTAGTTACCTCTTCGTCAACTAATTTTTTTTGCATCTCTGCTATTTCAACCATTCTTCTTCTTTCAGATTCCGCCTGAAAGTTTTTAACGAGGGATATAATGGTCGCATTGTCTTGTCTGCGGTTCTTTAATCGCTCTGCACGGTCACCGTTGAGTTTTTTAATGAGAGACTCCATTCTCTTCTCGCATTTATCGTATTCATCGGTTTTTGATTTTAATACTTCAGCTAATCTAACAGTCATGTCCTGTTGGTCTTCGACTTCATTAAACATAGTATTTAACTTTTCGATATGATAAGTAATATTTTTTAAATTAATATAATCAACACAAACATTAATATATAAATTAATCTCATCACTTGTTAAGTCTGGTTTGTCCCATGTAGCCCTTATAAACTCTGCTTCAAATAATTCCCTGTCCTTCATGTTTGTATAGTTGCTTATTACTTGAATAAGGCGGGGGGCAGAGAGGCTCCTAAGTAGAGCATTGATGCAATCCTCCTCCTCGTGGGTTAGCCTGTCTTCCTGAAGGTCTATCATTGTATACATGTTTATTTTCTTGAGACATGTGATATTTAATTTGGGAGGACTGTACACCCTATTAACTGCGCTCTCACTGTCATGAACGTAAGAGGGTTCATAATGCCGCAAGAATTCAAGCACGGTTAGATGCTCTTTGCATAACCTTCTAACATTAGAGTCAGGAAAAAGTATTTCGGCAATTTGATAAGCGCTTAATCCGTTTTGAGCCTGAGCCTTTATAAATTCCCTTTGCTGGTCATTTAGCTGGATATCTGGCACTTTATCTTTTTTTGTAGTTCGATATTCCAAGTTTTCTTCTGCCAAAAACTCTCTTACAGATCTACCTTCTCGACTTCTTCCGTCGATATCAGGATTATCAAATAACTTGCGAGTTAGCTCCAATAAGTCAGGGGTTTCCTTGAAGTTGTCTCTAATGAATTGTTTTTGCTCGTCAGTTAAGTTCGTCATCGCCTAAAAATGCTATTCCTTTCTTGTTTAAAATTGCAGCAGCTTTGTCCTTTAAAGTCTTTTTTAAGTTTTTAATTTGTTTGTATCCGGCCTTTCTTCCTGTCTCTGTACTCTTAAAACCCATCTCATGAGCGACCTCTTCATCTGTCATGTTTTTAATAAATAATAATTCAAAAGCCTGAAACTGCCTAGAATTTAATTGTTTCTTTAATTCTTTTATTAATTTTGCTGATGCTACATCTATGTCTGTCCCCAGCACATTATCTGAACCTGCATCTATTTGATTTATGTGATTCTCTAAAGATAATGTTATTTTAATATTGTATGCATTCTTCTTACTCTTGCTCCACTTTTTGTATAGCGGGCATGTGCAGTCTTGCTCCCCAGAAGCGGTAAAACTGCAAAGATTATATTCTGAATCTGAATTAAATGGGCAATTTAAACATGGCCTCGCATAATTACTATAATGATTCCTTAGGATATTTTTCATCTGATTGGCGATGATTTTGTTTATCCATGGTTTGATGGGGCGAGACTGGTCCCACTGGTCCCATTTATTAAAGATATGGGCCCGAATAATCTGGCAAACATCATCGAAGTCAACCCAGGCAACTGATGTCAAAAACCAATTCTTCCTTCTTTTGGATAGTTCTTGATCTATTAAGTCTGAGTGATCTTCGTATGTTTGAATTTCTGGGCTGGACGAGGTATCTTTTTTTGAATTATTTTCCGGGTTTCTGCTCTGGTTCGACATTGACAATATCTCCGAATTTGTAAGTTTTGTTGCCTGATCCTTCGTGAGCTAAATCATAACTCAATTTCCCAATACTTGGAACATAGTCAATGTCTGTTTCATCATCTTTTAACGGCACTGAAGCTTTAGATTGCGATGTCTTTTTATTGAGGTCCACTTTTGTCTTTGTATTAGACTTGGTTAACACTCCTCCGATAGGTGAGCCGCATGAAGAACAAAATTTCGGCTTAGCCCCAGAGTATGAGACTTTGCCTCCGCATTCAGTACAATATATATGTTGCATATTATTATATAATAATTGACTGCAAAAAAAAATCAATTATTTATATTAAATATCCACCTATCGCTCTTGCTTGTGCTTTTATAAATTTAAGTAAGTAAAGTTCGAAGTCTTCTTCTCCAAATTTTTCCCGCACCTTCACTAGGTCAATATTTACCTTGACATAGTCTACTCCGAGAATTCCTATAATGTTGCCACTAAGAGTCTTGATTGGTACGTTCAAGATTGACTTAACCCCCTTGGAGTGTAAAAGAGATGAAAATGCATGGTCATCTAATTTGTCGGAGTCAAAACTAAAAAACTTTCCGTCATCAATTAAATGGCTTATATAAGAATGGTAGTTTGATACTTTATATTCTTGCATCTCGATACATTCTCTACTGGTTCCTTCTGTGACAATCTCATGAGTGCAGCTAAATTTCTGCTGATGCCTGCCTGATAAGTAACTATTTCCATTGTGAAACTCAATCACATATGCTCTGTCTCCACCTAACTCGGTTAAAATGAACTCTAATGCTTTGTATACGTTCCTACTTTGAAGAGTGTCTTTAACGACCGGGTCTTTGCAGTCAGAATCACAGGAGGCTTGATTCCTATTTTTAAATATTCTATGCCCGAATATTACACTGGTTAATGTAGCCAGTGCAGTAATTACAGATGCTATTATTGTGGACCAATCGATCATTCAAAAAAATAGTACACTAATTTATTTACTTTTTAATTTTTTAACTATATATTTAAGTATTTCACTCCTAAAAATGTCTGACTCGTTAAATCGAAAGCAGTGAATTCCTTTTTCTTTGCTTTCATCATCATCAAACACTTTAATCATATCATTAAAACCACTCTTTCCGTTGATGTCGCTTTGCATTGTGTCGCCACATACAAAAAGTTTTGTGCCTTCACCGATTCGAGTAATTAATGTAACAAGCTCTCTGAACGTAAAGTTTTGTGACTCATCAGCTATAACGATTTTATTTAACCAGCTCGCTCCTCGCAAGAAATTAATTGGCATTGCTTGAACTCTTCCGCTTTTAATAAGCTCTTGCTTGATGGTCGTTGTTTTTGGCAACATCTCGTCGAGCTTGTCTTCTAATGGAGCCATGTATGGATTAAACTTGTCTTCTATAGTGCCAGGAAGGGCTCCAAGGCCTTTTTCCGCGCTCTCTATAGCTGTCCTCACATAAAGCAGGTCGAGCTCGCCATCCTGCCTTAGTTGTTTAAGAGCAGCAAAGACCGCCATGTATGTTTTAGTGGACCCGGCCGGTCCAGAAACAAAAATTATCTTGCATTCTGGATCTAATGCTATATCTACAAATTTTTTTTGTTTTTCACTCAGTTTCAATCCTTTAATTCGGATCTTAGGCTGAAAGGCGTTATCGTTAATGATTTCAATCTCTTCTTGATTAATTTTTTTTCTTCCCATGTGTTTTTGTTAGGATTGTATATAATTACACAAAGTTTAGTGTATAATATATATATTATATGGGAAATTTATCAAAATACGACGTACTTAATTTATTATCTAAGAAAATGCCTTTTTTTGCGGCCACACAATGGCTCAAAAACCCACATGTAGGATTTGATGGTAAAGCTCCGTCTGACTTAATGAAAGATGGGGAAATCGATGCGGTTTATGCTCAATTAGAAGCCGATATCAACGCTAAAAAGAAAAATGGGTAGAGAGTTTGCCAGATTTTCCGCAGAACTTAGCGAGACTTTTGATTTGAGCAGCGGTCTTGATACCGAGTCCCCAGGGGTGTCTTCCGCTAATTTTCATGGGCCAAAGGGTTCTAGTACGGATATTACCAATTCTTTTGCTAGTTTGAATGCGATTGCATCCAATAATACTAGGTATACTATTATTGATATCCCAGGGGCAATAGCAACGCCTGTAACTTCTGGCTCTAAAATTATCGCCCATGGAGTAGTAGGACTAGGTCCGTCAGGTGATACCTTAGTAAATGCTACAGTAAGCAATAGATGGAAGAAGGGCTCCGCTCAAAGCGTAATGTTTGTGGACATTACCGTGCCTTCTTCTGCTAATGCAACTGTATTAGCTACAGCCGAGAATAGCGTGGGGCTCATATCTACAGTTTCAGTCAGAAATTTAGGAAGCAACAAGTATCGCTTTAACACAGACTCGGGCCAGAAAAAGATTTACTTCGCATTTATTAAAGGATAATGAAAATCAATATTATATGGGGTAAGTATGTGGTCTACGATTATGGCCGCGAAGATATTTCTGATGCGGTCTTAGAAAAATCTATAGACATCAAAGATTCAACAGGAACAGTCGTCTCGAAGCTTGTTATCGATACAACAAACAACAAGATTTTAACGTTGCCCACATTATCACGAGATACTTCTTATAATATCGAAATAGATGACGGTATCCTTGATGTTCAAAGCGATTTACCTTCGGAAGATGAAGAGCCAGAGCCAGACGGCATAAAAATTAGCGAGCTACCGAATACATCTAGCCTACAGCAAGGTGACTTATTTGCAATATCCAGGGACGACGGAGAGGACGGCAGCTATAATCGAACATTGCATGTGACTTTGACTGATTTAATTGCCTCAATTAATCCATCGACCACATATACCCTAACCGTTAACGGTGCGACGGGTGGAGAAGTAATTCCGCTAAATCCAGAAAATTATCAAGAAGGAGCCGATGTTACCGCAGGTATAACAATGATCACTGGTACAGAGCCAGAATACAATTTCTTGTCCTGGACTTCTGATTGGCCAACTTTAGATGGATCAACTGATGCAAGCTTAAACTTTCAAATGCCTGCTCAAGATGTTACCCTGACTCCAAATGTCGAGGTCGCTGATAATAGCACCTGGACCGTTGATCTTTATAATTCAGCTGAGGGAGGAGGAGGATGGGATCCAGACCATAATATATCCTCTGACGGCGTGCAAAAAATTACAAGTTCGGCTACCAACCCCAACCAAAATGGAAGTATTATTTTCTATTACACACCAGGTCAGCACTCAGGCGGGTCTCCAACATACACATGCCGATTCATAATGGCAAATGAACATGCATGGGTAAAAGATGAAATAAATGCCGGAAACTATGACAACTTAAGGCTAGACTTCGTAGACTCTAATGGTTCGGTCATACAAGATTCCCTAGGAACGGACATGAGTTATAACGGGGAAGCAGAATTGACGTTTGGATATTTTGGTGCATTCACTGAAACAGAAAGATTAGGAATCTTAGCGGGTGGTGCGGGATCAGCTCAAATAACTATCGAATTTGATAAGGAGCATTCCAGCGTAAGGGCGGTTTTGACACAAATTAGCAGCTCGCAAACAGTTACATCTATACCGGCAATAGTTTATAGTGACATTGACCCTGTATTCGGTTACGGTCAATAACCTCGTTTACTTCTTATTCAAAAAAGATCGGTACCAGTATTCCCCGCCTTGTCTTAAACTGTCATTGCTCTCCCTAATATACTCTAATAAAGATTCAAGCAGTAATAACTTTTCTCCTATAAAGTAATTGTTTGTTTCGTCCCTGACTTCCTTTATAACATCTTTTGCAAAGTCTATATATGGGCATGTGTTTGTGGGTATGCTAGGAGCATCCGCCTTGTAATCTTCTATTGTTTTGCGCTTCATATAACTTATAATACACGCAAAAAAAACCCTCAAGAGAGGGTTAGTTATTTATAATGTATAAACTTTTTATTATGGTCTTATAACTTTTTTCCACACAACCCCCTGGTCGCTCAGGCTAATCTGCATAATAACATTGTCCGCGTTAACCTGGGCACTTGATCTATCTGACACTCGCCATATCCCCCCCCCCATATCTTCACTAAGCAAATAATACTCTCCGGATACAATACCTTGAGAGTTTGGAAACATGGAGTCAGGTGTTGTTGTGCACTTGATTGTATCCCATGCAATAACAGAAGTATTTGACGAACTTAGTGTGAGTGCATCCAACTCCTCTTTTGTAATGACCTCAAGGTTATCGTTATACCAGTAATCCAAAGCGTCGTTAACGCCGTCGCCGTCAGTATCTATATTCTCTAGTGGGTTTGGCTCTGCAACCATATCTGTTAAATTAGCAATCTTGTAGACCTCTGCAGGATCTTGCCCTGTGACTGTTTTAGTGCAAACATAAACGGCGGGGCTTGCTCCTGTTACCAGAAGCATTTCTCCGGCAACTGCATCGCTTAAGGTGTTTTGTATATCTGAACCCGTCCGAATTTTAACGCGAAACTCTTTATTGTCTAAATATTGACCGCTATATCCTATGTCTTGCATTTAATTACTTGCTTTTTTTCTTCGGCCGCCCAGGATTCCTGAGAGATTTCTTCTGTGTTGCCCTCTTCAGCATCTAATTGAGCCCGGATTTCTTGTGTGAAGTCTAGTTCTTTCATTATATTATATAATAATTGTTAAATTGTAAATTTTCTATTTTAAATTCTACACCTATTAAGGAGTTACCTGCATACTATCAGAGTGCCCTAAGTATTCGCCGAATTCATCGTAAGCCTTCACTGTAAGTGTCCCGGGCTGAGTAATATTGATGTTAATATACGATGAGGTTGCCTCAACGAAAACTTCTTCTCCAAAATTGACTCTAATACCATATGTATGAACATTATCATCTGATATTTTTATTTGATGAGTTGATTTTGCTGTATGTGGTTCAAAACGTTCCATTATATTTATTTTTTTGTTATTATTACTTGGCCCGCGGCGCCTCCGGTACGTATCCGGCAGTCTTTCTGAAATGTTTTATGACCACTATCGGTTGTTGCAACTCCATCACCAATCCAACCCATTGGTGGTTGACTGGCGCTAAGACGATAATACTCAGGCCTCGGTCCAGGCGGTGTCTCCAGTATCCAGTCATCTGCATTACCGATTAAATTTGCATATTCAAGGGTGAGAGAGACTATATGGTAATTATGCTCTGTACCATCCCATCCTTGCGCAAAACCCACAAACGTCGAAGTTTTATTATGTTCACCATCTGGAATAATAGTCCAAGCCTTAAACTGACCCATAGCAACCGATGTATGACCATAAAAATATCCTGATTCACTAGTGGTGGTGTCTTCTAGGAGATGTGTACCGCTGGCCCAAGAATATTCTCCATCATTATGTACGTATCCAAAGAAGGTTGCCTGCAATAGATTATTGGGCCCTTTGAATTCAAGGGCATAAAGTTGTATATATCTTTCTGAAGCATCTGGACAAGAGGGGTACCATACTCTTAAGTCATCAATCGTTATATTATATAATATTCGACTTGTGGTTGATTTTGCTGAGCATAAAAGCTCATTTTCTGCTGTATAGGCTTTTGCTTCAAGGTTATATGGATTACGTCCACTGGATGATACTTCATAAATTGGCAGTGTTACCTGTATTCCTTCTACCACAGTTTCGGCATCGTACTCTGATGGAAAAGTATAATTTTCCATCTCAGCTATTGCCTCTGCATATGATAACTCGGGCCCTGTTTCTCCCCAGAGAACAAACTTACCATCAACATCCCAATATAAGTCACTTGAAGCCAAAATTTCATCTAGATTTGTTATTTGATAATGTCTCTCATACCTTCTATTGCTGTAACGACTCCATTCATCAGGTATATATGGCACCAAGTCTGTTTCGACGTGCAGGTTTCGCCACACTCCAACTAGATCATAAAAACGTGAGCGCCATGTGCTAACAAAAGTGGTAGTGTTTATAGTCCAGTAATCTATATGCTGTTTTCCGGATCCCTCTAGGGTGTATGTAATGGTTTCATCGTTAGAATTAAAAAATGATTTAATTTTCAGATCACAGTAAGCATTATTTGAACCCGCACACTTAACTAACTGCAATACCGGTTTTTCTGTTGAACCTATATTTACATAACCTCTATTGTGTTTATCAATTTCTCCTTCTCCTGCGGGTCTATTTTGCTCTGTCGTCTTAAAGATAGGGTTTGTTGAGTCACCTATATTATTATAAGATCTTCCGTATTTTTTCATCAATCTATCCTGTTTTATATTCTGATTAGCAGTTATTCTGTGGAATATTACAATGGAGCGGTAAAACTCGTGCTAGGCATTTTTTTTTGCAGTTTCTATTTTAAATCCCAAGGTAATTCTGCACTAAGAACAGCTTCATTAAGATGGATATCTATTTTTTTAATTATCTCATCGTACTCTTTTGAGTTTTTTAAAACACTCCAAGTCCAGGATTCTACTTGCTCTCTGGTTAATTCAAAGTAGGTTATATAATTTTCTTTGTTTTGGGGTAGTGGTAGAGTTATTTCTCCGTCACAACTAACTCGTACTTTACGTTCATTATATCCATGCAATGTATATCTGACTAATCTAGCAATATCTTGAAAGCCTTCATAATCTAGTTCTCTTGAAACTGATCGTATTTCTAATTTGTATGTATTCATCGTTTAAGAATCTATTATAAGCACCATGCCGCCGCCTCCGTTTCCACCTCTGTTTCTTGATCCGGACCATCCAGCATTACTATTATAGCCGCCAGTTCCACCGCTTACATCGCAATTTACTGCTGTATCTATAACTAAGTCAGGGCTGACTAGTGAAATTATTCCACCACCACCACCTCCTCCTGGTCCACCCATAAAGTGACCCGAACTACCACGGCCCCCGCCCCTTCCTCTTGCATAAATTATTCCGTTTGTTCCGAATCTTATTCTAGGAGCTAACAATATTATGTTTCCGCCTCCAAGACCACCATTACCGGCAGTTGAGGGATCGCCAAGACCACCTGCACCACCATTTCCTCCAAGAAGTATAGGGATATCTAGAGAAGAGGTAAGTCCGGGTTTTTCTACAGCCAAATATTCTTGATAAAATAAATTGCTTTGCAGGGTATTTGAAAACTTATTCCAAGCATAATGTTCTTTTAAATAATTTGTAAATTCAGCCTGTATTGCCGCCGTCATATTTTCACCTTGCCCACCACTAGCCCCGCCACTGTTAGCTCCCCCATAACCGCCGCTACCTCCGTTAAGTTTAGATGTACCGTCGGGAAAAAGGCATGAGTCACCATGAGTCCCACCATCACAACTACCATTTCCACTCCCGCCACCACCACCGCCACCAGCGCTTGCGGAAATCGTGTTGACGTTAAGGTATTGTCTGCCACGGGCAGATCGGTTACTTCTTCTGCTGGAATATGGGGTAGCTGTAATTGTTGAGCTTAATGAGCTTGTGCCTGTCGAACGCGACATTTCAATACTTCCATTTATGGTTATAGTTTCTGACGCAAAAATAATAGCGTAATCGTTGGTTACTGTCAATGTTGAGCCTTCATTAATCTGCAAATTTCTAAAATTTAAAACCCCAAGATTATTATCCTGTAAGTTGCCCTCCCATGTTTCATTTGTGGATATTATTTTGTCTTCAGTGCTTACGCCATAGTTGGGCTCTCCGGCTTGTGCTTCTCCACATGGGACACCATTAGTTTGAACCCATCCAGTATTATCTATATAAACATAGAGCTCGCCTGTTACTTCGTTAAACCATAAATCTCCATCAGATGGATTAGCCGGTGAAGCTTCGCTGGTTGTAACATTAGCACCACTTTCACCTGCTAATTGATAAACAGGATTTGAACCCAACCCTCTTTGATTGTAACTTTTTCCAAATTTTTTCATACCTTAATACAATTATATACACAAGAATCTTATTTTCGGCGGCATATTCTGTCGCCAATCTCAACACGATCCCCTCACCCATGCCAGACATTATTCCAGTTTTTATTTTTTTTGTTTCAATTCCTATAATTTATTATAAAATATTATAAAATTTGTATTGTTTTATTTTTTACTTTCTTTTTAATCCCTCTTCCATTTTTTTTAAAAACCCTTTTTTGATTTTTTACCCGCCGATTTTTTTTGATTTAGTAAATTATATAAAGTTATAATATTCAAAATTGAGAATGAAGATACCCACCCCCCCCGCTATTTAGAAAGTCATACCTTCGCAAAAATTCAAAAAAGTACCCCCGGGGTCGGATTAATTTTCTTTAAAATAATTGCCAATAAGTTTGACATCAGCTCTTTTTTCCCTTACCTTGTATATATATGAATAAGACAATGATAATAGATAACTTAAAAATTGATCAAGTCGATTACGTCGACTCTAATGTAGTGAATGTGTTCTGCTCATTCGATACAGGCAAGGGTTACTACGAAGGCGGAATTTGCTCTGACGTAGTAGTTAGAGCAGAAGATGATTTCATTCTTGTTGATGCCGTAAAGATTAACCTTGTCGAAGGTGAAGACGGAAACGAAATTGAGTTTGCTTGCGATGCAAAGAAGTTAGAAAGTAAACTTGAGACCTTGCTTCATGGCGTGCTTCACAGCAAAATGACAAACGAAAACGAACGCAACTTAGTCGAAGCGATAGGGTAAAATAATTGCAATAAAGTTTGACGCACACCGGTTTTGCCCTTAGTTTATAAGTATATGAAATACAACGACCCAATCGAAAGAATTCGCAAAGTTAAAGCCGAGATACTTGATCTCAGAGAGATGATCCGTAACACGGACAACATTTATGTGATGCAGAATTGCCAACTACAAATCAATGAGTATGAAAAGTGGCTCAAGGAATGCCGGATGCAAAACGAGTTCACTTCATCCCGGAATGGTTTGCTAATTGCGGAATGATTCGCAATTAGTTTGACTTTAATCAAAAAATAAAGGATATTAGTAATATGACAGAACAACTAGAAACATTCATGACAGAAGAGCTAGGCATCATCGAACGCCTAGGCTCAGAACCACTCGAAGGAC